ATGCCCGGCCACGGCCTCGACCCCGACACCGCCCTCGACGTGCTCCTCTCCGCGATCTGCTCCCGCCACCGGTACACGAAGGATGCCGGGCCCGTCATCGACGAGCTGCGCCGCATCGCCGGCGCACGTCTCGACATCCTCGCGCGCGTCGCCGGATCATGGGTCGGGTACTACGACGACGACCACACCCGAACGCTCAGCGAGGCGCTGCGCGAGATCCCCGGCGCGGACGCGTGGGTGGCGCCCGGCCGCGAGCGGCGGGATGCCCCCGTCCACGGCGCCCCACAGGTGCGACCGTAGGCTGGTGGGCATGCTGACCGGCCTCATCCGCCCCGTGGAGACCCGCACCATCGACGTCGAAGGCGACTCCCTCGCCGACGTGCACGCGAAGCTGGTCGCGCAGGTGCCCGCAGGGTGGGAGCTCACGAAGGCACCCGTTGCCATGACGGCGGGGTCGACCTCGCTGAAGGCGACCGGGACCATCGAACGCCGCGACGGCATCCGCGAGATCGAAGCCGACACCATGGCGCAGCTCGAGGCGAAGGTGCCCGAGGGTTGGCAGCTCCTCAGCGTGCGCGAATAGCGACGGCCGTCCGGATCGGGAGCGTGCGCGCGGTCACGCTAATCTGGCGGGCATGGGGAAGAGCAAGCGCCGTTCGCGGCGTCGGAGCAGCGACCGTGCTGGCTGGATCATCTTGGGGCTTGTCGGCCTCGTCGCTGTCGTCGGAGGACTCACGCTCGCGGCGCTGACCATGAACCGCGCACCGAGCACGGCCGCAGAGGTCACCAAGCCGGCACCCGCGGCGTCCGCCACGTCGACGAGCGCGCCCGCGCAGCGCGTCGCGTTCCTCGGCGACTCATGGACCGGCGGTACGGGCGCCGACCCGTCCGGGCCACGGAACGGCTACCCCGGCTTGACCGGCTCGGCGCTGGGGTGGGAGTGGAAGGCGTTCCAGGGTGGCGGCACCGGCTACACCCAGGGCAACGACAAGGGCGAGGGCCCGTTCCAGTCCCGCGTTGACGCGGTCGTGCAGTACGCGCCCAGCGTCGTCGTCGTGCAGGGCAGCAGCAACGACCTCACCTCCGACTTCGCGACCGTGAACGCGGCGGCCTCCGAGGTCTTCGCGTCGCTCCGGGCGCAGCTCCCGAACGCGAGGATCTACGCGCTCGGCGCGATCAACTCCCCGGCGTCGCCCGCAGCGCAGATGGACATGGTCAGGTCGGCCGTGAGCGCCGCGGCATCCGCCAACGGGGTCACCTGGATCGACGGGAACGCGGAGGGCTGGCTCGACGTCGCCACAGACTTCGCCGACGGCTTCCACCCCAACAACCAGGGACACGCGAAGGTCGCGCAGCACCTCGCCGCCATCCTCGCGGGCTAGAAACGCCAGAAGCCCCCGGCAAATCTCCGAAGAGACCGCCGGGGGCTTCTGTTTGTTCGAGTCAGATGGCGGGCGTGGTGAAGGTGTCGCCGTTGAAGCGACCACCAGCGCCGAAGGCGAGTGCCCAGGCCGCCTGATCCGCGATCGCCGCCTGCGCGAACGTGCGGCCCGAGACGGACAGATCCTCGAGGTGCATGCGGTAGAAGATCCAGCTGGGCGCCTTGTTGAAGTTGCCGGAGTTGCTGTTCTGCGACGCTCCCGCCTTCGACGTCGACCCCCAGTACATCCCGGGGTTGAACGACGACGACGTGACGGTTCCGACCTGACCCGATGCGCCGAACTCGCTGTAGTCGTTGCCGAGCGTGTTGATCGCGAGCAGCGATGCGGACCCGAGGCCGACGCCGTTCTGCTTGACGCCTGCCGCGTCCGCGTGCAGGCGAATCAGGTAGTTCGCCGCCGGGCTCGCGTTGTTCTGGATCGCCGCGAGCAGCAGCGACGACGAACCGGCGGCCGCGACACGGGTGATGCGAGACCAGACGGACACGAAGTAGTTGTGCGTCAGGTTCGCGAGCAGGTAGGTGCGGATCGCGGAGGGGAGCAGGATGTACGCTCCCTGGTCCGCGGCGGTGATGTTCGTCTGGGAGACGATGCCGTGCAGGCCACCCTTGCTGGTCCGTTCGAACGCGCTCGTCGTCCCGGCGACGTGACCGGAGTCCGTCGTGAAGGTCGCAGCGAGCGAGCTCGACGTGCCCGAGCCGAGCAGCGCGGCGGCATCCTCCCATGCCGTGTTCGGGATCGCGAGGCCCGTAGCCGCTCCGGCCGCTGACGGCGTGTAGGAGTGGTTCATGTCCCAGATGCCGAGGAGGCCCTTCGCCGCCCTGGACGACGCGACGGGCATCGCGAGGTCCGGGTTGAACAGCGGGAGCGTCGTGTCGGTGACAGCGACAGCGGATGCGATCTTGGTTCCGGAAGGCATCACGCCCATCCTTTCTGCGCGAGGAACTGGCGCACCAGTGTCCCGATGACGAGGTAGCCGTTGTCGTTGAGGTGCACGGCGTCGGAACGGAACGAGCTCGGGGTGATCCCGTTCGCAATGTCGGTGATGTCCTGGCTGGTCTTCGTGATCCCGGCCATCGTGAACGCGGCATCGGTTCGGAGGAACCCGGCACCGTCGATCCAGTTGTCCGGGAACGCGGCCGCGAGTGCCGCATTCGCGGCATCCAGCTTCGTCCGCGTCGCCCCGGAGCCGATGGTCTCCCCCGACTGCGGGGGGATCGACAGCACCCAGAATCGCTTCTGGTACGCGCGCATCGCGTTGACCATCGACTGCACGTTGGCGACGAGCCCGGAGGGGCTGATCGTGTCGAAGTCGTTCCGGCCCGCCCAGAAGCCCTGGATGATGTTGCCGTAGTTGGCGATGACGTCGGGGACGAACGCGGTCGCACCGGTCAGCGACACGGCCAATCCCGCGGTGTCGCGAGTGAACGTGTACGCCGACAGTGCCGCAGTGCGGTCGCTCCCCGACGGTGCCGTGAGCCTGCCGTGCAGGCCGCCGATCGTCCCGGTTCGCGAGTAGGCACCAGCCGCTCCGTAGAGGAGATCGAGGGACACCGTGACGGTCTGTGCGGATGTGGTCGCGGCGATCGAGTTCCCGGAGAACGTCACGTTCGCGGGCGTCCCACCCTGGCGTGCGGCGATCTGCGTGGACGTCTGCCCGCCCGAACCATCGTTCGCGACAGCCTTCCCGAGCAGCTTCGCCAGCACGGCCGGGTAGCCGGACCCGCTCACTGTGGACCCCGTGCCGGCGGTCAGGGAGTCGCCGACGGCGTAAAACGAAGTCGCTTCCGACAGCAGCGGGTACGAGGGACCGCCCGCGGCCGGGATGCACAGCTGCGCGCGCCGAGCGACGGGGTCGCCCTGGTCCGACCGGAAGATCACGACATCCGAGCTGTCGATGATGGGAGACGTGTTCTGCCCCACGGTCGTCAGCTGCACCTTCGCGCCCGTCGAGCGGCTCGTTGCGAACAACTGTGAGGAGCCGTTCGCATCTGCTTCCACGGTGATGATGTAGTTCGCGTTCACCGCGGCGGGTGATGCGGGGATGCCCTTGCCGAACTGCGACCCATCGACGCGCGTGCCGGCGATGATCCGGCCCACCGAGTCGACAGTTCCGCTGAGCATGCCGGACTCAACCGGCAGGGCACTCGGGATGCCAGCCTGAATGTCGGTCGACAGCATCGACATCGTGATCGTGCCGGCGGGTGCGGTGAAGGCCTTGCTGAACTGCACCGTCCCGTCGGGGCTGATGCTCAGGAGCACGCGCCCCGCGGAGTCGGTGAACACGATCACCGATCCGGACTCGGGCGGTGCAGCCACCACCCCCACCCCGCCCAGTGCGAGAGCGATGTTCGCTGCCGCCGTGACGACGTCCGGCGTCGCCGCGAGAACCGCAGCGATCAGACCGGGAACCTCCGCGAGCCGCGCCAGGACGGGCAGCGAAGCCCACGCCGTGACTCCGTCCGCGACGACAACGCGTCCGGTGTCAGTTTCGACGCCGAGCTCGCCTGCAGTCGGCACGGTCGTGTTTGCAGCTCGTGCCGCGGCGGTTCCACGCTTCCAGGGTCGTGCCATCAGAAGCTCCCCCCGTCGTAGCCGGCGTCACCCCAGGCGAGGCCAGTCGAGGTCTTGATCAAGGCCTGTCCTTCAGCACCCCCATCGGGGAGTCGTGCGAAGACGGCGAACTCATCCGAGCCGGCGAGATCCTCACGGCCCTCGGGCGTGTTCGGGACGATCGCTCCTTCGGCGAGGTAGCCGAAGGTGAGGATGTCGCCGATCGCGTTGACCTTCTGCGCCGACTGGGCCGCGCGCGTCGCGGCTCCCGGGCCTCCCGGGGCGGAGTCCTCCGGGAGGTGATCGGCGATCACATCGACCATGCGTCAGCCCTTCAGGTCGCGGCGGAGCAGCTTCTCCGGGTCGCGTGGGGTCACGCCGACGTCCTGCACCGTGCCGGCGACGCCGGTCGGCTTCCACAGGCCGTAGTAGGAAGCGACCGACACCACGAAGAACGGGAGCGCGGCCGTCAGCGCCGCGCCGACGTCGAACACGGTGGCGGAGGTGAGCGCGCGCGCGAGCTCGGTGAGCAGCGACGTCACGAGGTTCAACCCGGCGAGGAGCCACGCCTTCGCGGCCGGCGAGGTGACGCGGGTCGTGACGAGGCCGACGAGGACGGGGAGGATGAACGCGACGATCATCTGCACGACCGCGAGCGGGTCGAGGGTGAACGCGATGGAGGGGGTCATGACTGCTCCTTCAGGGATGGGTGAGTGTCTTCGAGGGGGTCGGAGATCCCCAGCAGAGCCAGGATCGGTTCAGCCAGCTGCGGGAGAGGTCCGGGGCGTCCGCTGCGGTCCCAGATCCACTGCTGGTAGAAGTTCGATCGGACAGCGCCGTGGACGCCATCGGCGGCCTTCTTGAAAGCGTCGAAGTCCGCGCGGGCCTGATCGAGTTCCTCGCGGAGCTCCTTCGTCGCCGCGTCGACACGGTCGTTGATGTAGCGGACGAGTGCGTCGGCGTCCTTGAACCGGCCGGAGATCGTCCCGGACTCGACAGCTTGCGTGTCGGCGCGATCCTTCCGACGGAACCGGATCCACGTCAGCAGCGCGAGGACGACGCTCGCGAGGAACGAGAGCGCAGCGATGATGATGCCGGTGTCAGAGGACTGCATTCAGCGCCTCCCGCCGTCTCACCGCCCGGCGGCGCACCCATTCGTCGATGAGCCGGTCCAGCCGAGCCAGCGGGAGCGGAGTGAGACCGACGAGCATGCACGTGATGAACCAGGACGGCGCCTCCTTCGCCGCGAGCTGCTCCGGCGACGGGGACAAGATGATCGCGAACACGTACCCGACGATCATCCCGACCAGCAGGATCTTCCCGACGATCTCCACGGGCCACAGTCGCGGCCATCCGACGCCGACGAGACAGGCGAACGCGACCAGCGCGAACACCGTCCCGATCACGTCGGTGAAGTTGCCGTAGAGGCGGTCCAGGAGCCGCGACCCGAACACGACTGCGGTGATGCCCGCCCCGATCAGGATCAGGTCATACAACGGCAGCCACAGCCGTTTCGCAGTGCGCCAGGAGTCGTCGACAGGGACCACTCCGGGCGCCCACACAGAGGCGGACCAGAGCCGGCGGATCACGAGGTCGGCTTGCTCTCGATGGCGCGGCCGATCTCGCCGACCTCGTTGGCGATCGCCTCGACGCGCATGTAGATGTCGTTCTCCTGCTGCTGATCGAGTCCGCCGCGTTTGAGGAGGAGAGCCACGGCGCGGCCGATGTCACCGACTGCGTTGGCGATCGCCTCGACGCGCATGTAGATGTCGTTCTCCTGCTGCTGGCTGAGGTTCACGAATAGTCCTTCCGGAGGGAACGGGCGAGCGTTACCGCCCGCGGTGTCGCCGCTGAGTGCGGCGCGGATGATGGGTCGCGGGTCGATCACGGTGCCCGCGCGCGGGCTGTACGCCGTCGCCGGATTCGTCGACACGACGAAGTGGCAGTGGGCCCCGTCGGATGCGGAGCCCATGTAGTCGTCGCCCGTGTACTGGCTCGTAGACCGCGCGAGCGGCACGAGATCGTCGCCTGCCGTCAGCTGCGTCCCGTACCCGGGGAGGCTCCCCGTGCGAAGGTGGCAGTACGTGTGGAAGGTGCCGTCGCTGACGCGCACGACGACGTACCCGCCGATCAGAGCACCCCGCCCCGACTGCACCACCACCCCGCTGACGAGCACCGGCACCGGGCCGAACCAGGACCGCCCGCCGACGTCCTGACCGATGTGGTAGCCGAGCGTGTACGGGTTGTCCTCGTTCGGGCCCGGCCGGTAGCCGAACGGGCGCGTCCACCGATCCTCCGCCCAGAATGCGCTCACGCTCATCCGAGGCTCCGGACCATGAACTCACCGTTCGCGCGGCCCACGCCGCCGACGCCGACAGTTCCCCCCGACGGGACGAGAACACCGCCACCCGGAATCCAGACGCGCAGCTTCGTGTTCGCGGCGAGGCTGATCGACGGGATCGAGAGCTTGACCATCTTGCTGAAGGTCGGGTGCGTCTCCACCGAGTCCTGGGTGAGGATCTGCGTTTCGATGCCGTCGCGGATGATGTACACCGCGATCGCCGGCTGCTTCGTCTTTGAGGGGTCCGCAGGGTCCGGGTATGCTGCGGCGGAGGCGACGGCGAGCCGCGCTTCCACGGCATACCGGCCCGCGTTCAAGACGGTGATGTCGCCGGTCGCCGCGTTGTAGGTGAACCATCCCGACGTCGCGACCGACTCGCCTGTACCCGGGACCGACCACACGTCGACGTTGAGAGACCCGCCCGGGGTGCGTGCGACCCCGGAGACCAGGTCGATCGTCGGGTCGGTGGACAGCCACGACCCGAACCACCGGTACTCCTTGCCAGCGATCATCGCCGCGTCACCGGTGGTGAGCAGGGACGGATACGCGACCGCCCACGAGTTCGCCGCCGTCAGGCTGGAGAACTGCAGACGCCCCGACGCGGGCAGCCAGACGGTCCCGTCGATCGTGTACTCGATGCGGTGCAGGCCGGGAGCGTCCGCGCGCATCACGAACAGCGGATGCGTGGATGACGGCTCCAGCCCCGCGGCGACCATGTCGGTGACGAACTGGTCGCGCGCGGTCGCGTTCGCGACAGGGCGGATGTCGTTGATCGACAACCCGAACTGCGTGAAGAGCACCTCACGCGTGAAGCTGGCCTCGGACCCCAGAGGGATGATGTGGCCGCGTGCGTTCGTGGTGGGCATCAGGACTCGCTTCCCGCCCCCGCAGGGGCCGTGTCATGCCAAGTGGCGTGGAGGACGGTGTCGGACACCACGCACCCGCAGAGCTCGCAGGTGGACCAGAGCCCGTCGACTGTTGTGCTGCTGCTCGGCGCGGCCATCAGCGGACCACCTCGTACTGGATCGTGAGGGTCATCGCCCCGGCGCGGTCCTGACCGAAGAGGTTCAGATAGGTCGAGCCGACGAGCGCGAGACCCTTCGCATCGCCGGTGCGGAACGCTTCGAACATCGCCAACGGCAGATCCACCGTCACCGTGTCATCGCGGCCGATGCCCACGGACGCGGTCGCACCGTACGCGCCAGGCCCACCTGCAGGTGCAGCGCCGCCAGCATGAGCCGTCTGCAGCACCGCCGGGCCTGTGCCCCCACCAGACCCGTTTGCGGGGCGGATGAGCGTGAGCGTCATCTTCGTGATCGCCGAGGCGGCGAGGTTCACGATCTGATCGCCGTAGACCGCGAGGCCTTGCATGTTCGGGGAGCCGTAGCCCTGCCCCTGGTAGAGAGCGGCGCGGCCGCCGTAGTCGGCGATGTCGGTGTTCCAGTTGTCCCACCGGGAGCCCGTCCACGACCCCGACCACTGCGGGCCGATCGTCGTCTGCCGTTGCTCCGTCTGCCCCGGGTTCGCCGCGCCGCCGCCGGAACCACCCGGGTCGATTCCGGCGTAGTTGCCCTGGGGGCCGAGGACGTGCACGGGGTGACCGAACATGCTCGGCGCCCGCTCCACGTGCACCATCGCACCGACCGTGTACGTGCCCGCGTTGTAGGTGAGATCGAACGACGCCCCGAGAGTCTCCACAGTCAGCGTCCCCGCGCCGGCGTTGATCGCAGTGACCTTGCCCGGAGTGATCGGGGTGATCAGGTCGAGAGGGCCCAGGCACCGGATGATGCGGCCGCCGTTCAGCGGTGACCGTTCGAGCTCGACCAGACCACCCGGCGTGTAGATCGCCGGCTGCGCCCGAACCCACAGAGGGTCGGAGTCGGCGATCGTGACCTGCACCGCACGGCGGGTGGTGTCGATGCCGATGACCCGTCCGAGGATCATCGGCTCGAGGTCGGAACCAGCCTCAACCCCGACGGGCATCTTCGCGAGGCCGACGAGGTCGAGAGAGGATCCCACAGCGACTCCTATCCGGTGATGTCGAGACGGGTCGGGCCGTCGTTGACGGTCAGGCCGATGTCGTAGCCGACGACATACCCCCACCGGCGTTCCTGCTGCGGCGTACCCCATCCGGTGATGATCTCCACCGCGTCGTCCAGATCAGGGCGCGGGTCCGGCGCGATCGTTACCTTCCGGATCGTCGACTCACGGACCGCGGCATCCCGCATCGACTCCGCCGCCGCCCGACACTGCTCGTACGTGGTCAGCGTCGGCGCGGCGAGGAACTTCGGGACCGGACGATACGGGCCCGTCGGATCCATCGGCCCGGACAGCACCTGCACCACCGCCTGCACGTCCACGTCCTGCGCCGACGAGCGGGCGACGAAGACGTTGTAGGCGCCGTCACGAGTGTCGGAGACCGGGGCGGCCATCAGCGTGCCGCCAGGGCCGACAGGGAGCTCGGAGACGACCGTGCCGCCGAGGTAGCGGTCATCCAGCGGGTAGATGTCATCCGCGGGGTACACGTCCCCTGTGGTCACGGTGACGGTCTTCGTCTCCGGGCCACCGTCACGGTAGGACAGGACCGGGGTGGGCACCTCGGGCAGCGGGGGCGAGAACACCATCTGCCCCCACTCGTCCTCCCGCAGACGGGCGGGCCATGTGTCGGCGATGCCGTACAGGTTGTCGAGCCGGTTCTCGTTCCACTGCATCACCAGCGGCACCGCACGGTCGATCAGCCCGTCCGCGAACGCTGCGGACATGTAGCCCGGCAGCATCCGACGTGCCTCACTGATCAGCGTGCCCCCGTCGCGGGGGCCGACCGCGGTCAGGAACCGGTCATCGTCCGCCCACCGCTGAAGCCCATCGGCCTCCACTGTGATCGAACCGTCGTCGTTCTCGTTCCATTCGACGATGAGGTAACGGCCGATCCGCGAGTCCACGCCCTCGACGCTCATCGTCACGTCGACGACCTGCCCGTAGCGGGCGATCGGGTCCGTCGCCTTCTTCGGCAACCATCCCACCGTCCGTCCCGCCTCGACTGTGACCGGCGGCACCTTGAACGACACGTGCTTCTGCACCCGCCGTGACACGTGCCCCGTCGCATGGCCCGTCAGGATCGGGACGTCACCAGCGAGGAGCATGCCACCCAACCAGGACGACACACGGCAACGCCAGGATGCCGTCGTCGACAGAACGGTGACAGACGGTCCGGACCTCACGCCAGCACACTCCAATCGAACGCGTCGACCTCATCCCATGTGCGGCCCGCCATGATCGCTTCCATCACGTCACCCGAGCGGCGCACCGTCGAACCGACCTGCTGCAGCGCATCGATGTAGTCCCACGTGAACGCGCCAAGACGCTGCTCGAGGTACGGGTCGTCGATCAGCGTGATCGGCAGCTCCCATCGACGCATCCCGTGGCCCGCGACGGCGACCGTTGACACGTTCCCGTACGTGACGACGCTCACCGAAGGGAAGTCGTCAAGAGGCTCACCGCACCGAACGAGCAGCGGCTCCCCAGAAGTCAGGAGTGCTCGGACCTTCGAGGTCGCTTCGACGGGATACCAGAACGGCAGCACCGACGCCATGTCGGAGGTCGGCGCGTAGCGAATCACGGGTCGCGGGCGACCAGGAACATCGAAACGCGTCTGGTTGGACTGAAAGTCCAGCGGAAGACGTGAGCCCGCGTAGTCCGCCTCAATCGACACAGATCCTGAGAGCGTCTGAATGACGAGGCCGGAAGCGAAGGGGATGACGATCGGCTGGGACTGCTCGACACGAGACCCAGAGGTCACCTGATAGGTGATCTCGCGGTTCCCGGGCTTCCGGTTATCAGCGAGCGTGACCTGCTGGCCATCACCTATGCCTGACCCCCCTGGAACTGCCCAGACTTCGACGCCGTCCGTGCCGATAACGCTCCACGCTTGGCCGTTGTCGGTCGTGAGGGTCACCTGGACCATCGGTGGCGTCGCCACGCCCACGAGAGCCGCTGTGATCATCGCGTCCGCTCCGTTCCGCCACGAACCACGCCGATAGCTGCGCCTGTTGCCACGTCGACCACCTTCGCCAGCAGGTAGTCCCCGGAGAGAGGGCTCTGCAGGTACACCGACATGCTTCCGAGCGCATCGGCGACAGCTTCGAGGACCGCCCGCGAGATGCCCCCCACATCGGACACGCCGGCAGTAGCCGGGACTGTTGCGGGGGCCGTAGCCACGACCGGTGAAGGCAACCTGGAGCTGACGATCACGGGCCCGCCTGTAGCGAACCGCGGCATGAAGTCGCCGAGTCGCCCCGCTCGTGCCGCCTGCCGCATGGCCATGACGTTCGTGTGCCCTCCGGCGCCATGCACCTCCGCCGCCGACCACACGTGCTCGTCGTTCGAAAGGAGAGCGGCGATCGAGTCGGACGTCGACGTGCCAGGGCCGACCACAGGGCCGCCGCCGGCACGCTTCAGGACGCCGAGGCCCTGGCCGTAGGAACCATCGGCCTGCGTTGTCGCGAAGATCGTCATCCATCGGGGGCGCGTGAGGTTGGTCAGCGCATCCTCGACGGAGACGAACGAGCCATCGTCCTTCTTCACGGTCACGGTCCCGGCGGGGAGCGACGTGATGTCTACCCCGAGAACCCGGAGCGCGTCCCGCAGCCCGGGGATGCTGTCCTCCGAGACTTCGAAGTGGCCGTTCGGGGTGTCGCGGATCTGCGTCGCGAGGTCGATGAGTCGGAGCTTCGCGGCGTCGACCGTGCCGCTGTCATCGACCGCGTAGGCGACTACCTCGGGAGTCGCGAGCATCGTCGAGATCAGCCCGTTGACCTGCTCGTCCGACAGTCCTGCTTCTGCGCCGAGCCCTCGGAGGGTGTCCTGGTACTTCGCCGCGATCTGCCGCGCCTGGTCGACTGCGATTCCCTGCTCGCCGCGGGCCTTCGCGTCCTTGTCAGCGAGGAGGATAGCGTCGAGCATCTGGTCGTTGAGGCGGCTCACCTCGTCATACAGGCCACGCCCTGCCGCCGAGGTGGTGTCGATCGCGCCGGCCGCGTTCACCAGTCCCGGTGCGAGCTTGTTTCCGGCCTCATCCGCGGCGAGGAACACGTCACGGAGGCGGTCGGTCTGCTCGTTCAGGTCGCGGGTGAGGTCCGACTGGGTGCGCGTGCCGCCGTTGAGCTCATCGAGCGCCTGCTTGAGGCCCTTGAGCCGCTCGGTCGCGTCGTGCGAGACGTCCCGCGCGATCTCCAGAGCCGCGTTCATGCGCTCGTTGGACCGGCCGGTCTCGGTCATCGCGGCGGCGGCCTTCTGCTGTTCGACGGCGTAGTCGCGGACCTCGTCGGAGGCCGAGGAGAGAGCCTGCGTCTGCTGGCCGAGGATGTCGCGCAGCTTCAGCGCCGACTGCGTCATGCCGATGGCGATGTTGTCGCCCTCGCGACGCTTCTTGCCGTTCTCGTCCATTGCCGCGTTCACACGGTCGAGGGCGTCTTTCTCGCCGAGGACCGCGGAGACGAAGTCGGCGTAGGAGACCTTCAGCTCCTTCGCGAGCGCGCGCGCATCGGTGTCGGCGAGGTTCTTCTCGACCTGCGCGCGCGTGAGACCTGTGATCGCGCCGGACGCCTGGTTCAGGGAGTCCTTGTAGGAAGCGATCCGGTCGCGCGTGATCTGCGTCTGCTGGGCCTGGGCCGCGAACGCCGCGGTGAGGATGCCCGCCGCCGTCGACACGGCGAGGAGCACGATCCCGACCGGGTTCGAGACGAACGCTGCCTTGATGCTGTTGCCGAGTCCGGTAGCCGCGGCGCCCGCCGCACCGAAGGTGCCCGCGAGACGTGAGGTGTTGCCCTCCATGCTCGCGAGCGCCGCCTGCACAGCGACGTGCTCCCCGATGCGCTTGACCCCATCGGAGAATCCTTGAAGGGCGGGCAGCCCCGCCTTCATGGCGGAGTTCATGGCGATGGCCGCGACCGTCGCTGCGATGACGGGCGCCGGCACCTGGCTGATGATCTCGACGAGCGGCTTCGCGACGCCGACGACGGCCTTGACGACCGCCGCGACGACCGGGAGCGCGACATTCAGGCCGCCCGAGAGGGTCTTGGCCAGGTCGACGGTCACGGGGATGAGCGGCTGCATCGTCCCGAGCAGGGCCCCGAGCTGGGCACGCAGCTCCGGCGACGCCGCGGCGGCACCGGCGATCAGGCCGATGAGCGGGGAGAACGACGGGATGAACCGCCCGACGACCGGAATCGAGGCGAGGAGCTGTGTGTTCACGCCGAGAACGGCGCCGGCGGTCGCGGCGACGGCCGGGCCGTACGCGCCGATCATGTTCAGGCCGCTCTCGAGGCGCGCGGAGTCCCAGGACTTCACTGCGACCTTTGCACGGTCCAGCAGCGCGGTGATCTCCGCGAACGCGGGCGCCGCCCGGTTCGTCAGGATCGACACGACCGGCGTGACGTGCTTCTCCGCGGCGCGCATGACGTCGGCGACCTGGTTTCCCCAGGTGACGAACAGGCCGCCGCCGTTCTTCGACACGAACGGCTCCGCCAGGGCGGCGCCGATGTCTCGGGACGCGGCCTTGATGCGGTCCGTGGTGCCGGCGAAGGTCTCCTTGACGTTGCTCGCCGCGCCTGCGAACTTCGCATCCATCTGCGCGACGAGGACATCGATGGCCTGCGCGGCGTCGAGGGTCCCGTCCGTGATCGACTGACGGATGTCGGCCGCGGACTTGCCGAACCCCTGCCCGAGCAACGTGGCCGCGTCGAGACCGCGGTTGCCGAGCTGGGCGAGATCGTCCGCGGTGATCTTCCCCGAGGATCGGATCTTCGCGAGGATCGAGACGATCTCCGCGATCTGATCGTTCGAGCCGCCGACGGCCGCCGTCGCGTTCTGCACGGCGTTGAGGATCGGGATGACCTTCGACGCCTCGAAGCCGAACCCGATGAGCTGCTGCTGCGCGGAGATGAACGTCGACTTCGAGAACGGCGACGTCTTCGCGAACGCGTCGAGCTTGTCCATCTGCGCGTTCGCGGCCTCGGCGCCGCCGAGGAGCGTGCGCAGCGCGGCGCGGGACGTCTGCTGCAGCTGGTTGTAGGCGACGCCCGTCGAGAAGAGCTTCGTCGTGAACACGGCCGCCGCGGCCGCCGCGACGCCAATCGACGTCGCCGTCGACCGGAACGCGTCATCCGCGGTCTTGCGGATCTTCGCGGTCGCGGAGTCGGTCTGGTCGAGCTTGCCCCGGAACCGTTCCAGGTCACGCTCCGCCGTCGAGACGCCGCCGAGCTGGATTGTTGCGACGAGCTCGGCAGCGCTGAACGACATCTGTCACCTCACGATCGGTCGAGGCCTCTCGCGAGGCGGGAGTCGGGGATGTCGAGGAGGCTGAGCACGAAGATGCGGAGCCACCGCCAGGGGCGAGCGATGGCGTCGAGGTCGTAGGCGTCGACCTGGAAGTACTGCTGCAGGTCGGGCACTACACGGCGGTCCCAGTGGGCGAACGCGAACCGCCAGACGGTCGCTTCGGGGATGCCGGTCTCTGCCTTCGCGGCGGCGGGCTTCGCGTTCGCGGCCTGGATCAGCTCGCGGAACCAGGCGGGGTACTCGTACCGCTCGTAGCGTCCGGTGACGGGGTCGCGGCGGCCTCGCCCCCATCGAGCAATGTCCGCAACAGTTCGAAAGCCTTCGAGAGCCCGTTGCGCTCCATGAGCGTCGACATCGCTTTTGGGTGACCACCCAGCTCACGGTTGAGGACCACGTTCACGAGGTCGATTCCGCCGCCCTGGACGTTCCAGAAGAACGCGGCGTGGATGACCGCTTCCGCCTCCGCCCACCGCAGCTCGTCGTCGACGATGCTCCAGTTCTCCTCGCCGACCGCGAGCTTGCCCATCAGCACGGCGTCGCGTTCGAGGTCCTCGGACTGGGCGAAGGAGATGCCGGCGTGGAGGGCCTGGAGCGCGGCGCCAACCTTTGAGGCGACGGGCTTGACGACGATGCGGACGAACCCCTCGTCGCTCTCGTCGCCGAGATCGATGATGAGGTTCCGGCCACGTTCGTATGCCTGGATGGTCATGGTTCTGGTACTCCGATTCGTGTGCGGGTATGGGGCGGCGGACGTGCTGGCCGCCGCCCCAGGGTGATCAGGGGGTGGTGATCGGGTTCTCGATCGGGAGGACGGGGCCGGCGGCGGTGAACGTGAACGCGTCCCAGCCGGGGCCCTGCGCGCCCGTCTCGGGGCGGCTGTCACGCACGACGAGGAACAGGCCCTCGTACGCGTCCGAGGCGCCCAGCGCGTCGTACCAGCGCAGCCACACGAGGTTCTGCTTGCCGGTCTTGTCGGAGGCGTTCTTCAGCACCAGCCACTCCGGCTGGAACTCGCCCGTGTTGTCGCGGATCTTGAGGATGTTGAACGCCGCGGTCGGCGCCGAACCGACCTTCGTCTGCGCGGTCTGTCCCTTGTTCGCGTAGGTCGTGATCTCCTGCAGCTGCGCGGGGAACTGCGGGTTGAAGGACGTGATGTCCGGGATGTTGATGTACGTCTTCGAGCCGGAGCCGGTGGGCGGCACCGCGACGTCGACGACGTACTCGTACGACTGTGCGACGGAGCCCTCGGTGGGCACCACGTCTGCGTATTCGGTCATGGTGGGTTTCCTTTCCAGGAATGACGAAGGCCCCCAGCGATCTGCGGAGGGCCGTGGTGGTGCCGCGCCTGGCGGCGTTCCCCGAGGGAGGGAAGGATCAGGTGGGAAGGCCTTCGAGGGCCGTGAGGGTCCAGTTCGACGACTGCACCCATCCGTCCTCTGAGATGGGGAGGGCGGCCGTAGCGGAGCGGAAGGCGCCGGTCACGCGAAGCGGGCCGAGCGTCAGCCGCTTCCGGTCGATCAGGTAGGTGAGCTGGTCGAGCAGGTCGACCGTCGCCAGCGGTGAGCCGTGGAGACGGGTGCGGATCTGGATGTGCGAGGCCGTCAGCCGCCGCGCGCCGCCAGCGAGGCGCGTGTACTCGGGCATCGTGAGCGACAGGGCGACGACATCCGCAGGTGTTTCGGGGAACCCGGCGACCGTGATCCCGCGGACCGTGTTCGGATAGAAGCCGTCCTCGCGGTACTCGGCGACGTCGTTGGCGGCGAGGAAGGTCGCGAACTCGTGAAGGAGGACCGTGTGATGGCTCATCCGAGTGCCCGCTTGATCTCGGTCGCGACGACGTCCATCAGGTCGTTCTTCATCTCCATCGCGGGCCGTTCGAGGAACTTCGCCTGCGCGCCGGGGTTGTGGTCGGTGCGGAAGTTCATGTCCAGGCCCTCGTGCACGGCGACGCCGTACGGGAAGCCGTCCTCGGCAGATGCGTTGTACGTCACCTTCGCGACCAGTTCGGTCGGCGTGGCGTCCTGCGTGGCGCCGGAACTGCGGAGGTCTCCGGTGTCCACGGGGACGCGAGCCTGCGACTCGGCGAGCAGCGCCCTGGCGGCACGGTTCAAGCCGCGGGCGGCGCCCTCCTGCATGCGGCGGATCGCCTCGGGGCCGTGCCAGTTGACGGGCATGTCGACCTCCTACTCGAGCGCGTACTCGAAGAACTGCGGCAGCTGAGGCCACTCGGCTTTCGCCGCGACCATGACCGTCGTCGTGCGCTCACGCTCAGTTCCCGGGTGGAGGGTCACGCGGGAGCCGACGGGCATCTCGTGTTCCGGGTCGAGCGCGATGCGTGCCGAAGAGATCGCGGTGGAACCGTCGGTGAGGCGCACGAGCTTCTGCTTCTCGTCAACGGCGGCGCGGTCGGGGGTGACGGGGTCGCCGTACTTGGGTCCGTACGCGCCCTCGCCGAGCTTCGGCTCGTAGCGCACGGCGTTGCGGAACGGCATCATCCGGGCGGGGACGCGGCGCATCAGTACTGCACGTCCCAGGCGATGCCGTCGGCGTGGCGGAGGATCTCGGTGACGGCCGGCGCGACCCGCGCATCCTGCTTCGCCGTGAGGCTGGTCGTCCCGCCGCCGCCGGGGAGAGAGACGGAGAGGATCGAGCCCCCGCCATTCTGCGCGCCCGCGCCGGTCAGATCGCCCGTGTCGGCCCAGAAGGTGAGCTGCGCGCGGGTCGCGTCCTTGATCGCATCGGTGACTGCCTGGGCCGTCGGGTTCCCGTCCCGGTCGACCTCGAAGATCGCGGTGGCGAGCTCGGCGCGCACCCGATAGGAAGCGTCACGCACGGCGGCGTCGGGATCCTCGAACGCGGCGCGCAGTGCTGCGCTCAGGTCCGAGACGTCCAGGAACGGGAACCACACGGCTCAGTCCTCCTTCGTGAAGGCGTCGAGGAACAGCGCGAGGATGTCCTTCTGGCTGGCCTTCGGCGGGACCGCGAGCCCCTCGGTCTGCGCGAGGTCACGCAGCTCGGCGACGGTGCAGTCGGCGAGGAGCTTGTCGCCGACGCGGAGGTCCGCGTACGGGTCGCTGGCGAGCGCTGCCTCCTCGGTGATCGTCGCGCCGACCAGTTCGAGGTAGGTGCGCGCGTTCGGGGACAGCTCGTTCACGACCGCGACGCCATCCTCGAAGCGGACACCAGCGGTCACACCGCTCGCGCCGTCGAGAACGATGCGGACGGTCACAGGGCCGCCTTGTGCGCGTCGATCGCGGCCTTGATCGCGGCACGGTCGGCATCCGCGTCGACGGCGACGCCGAGACTGCGGGCGTAGTCGGCCCACTTCTCGGTGCTCGCGTTGCCGGCGGGCGCCTCCGCAGCGGAGGGAGTCTGCGCCTCGGCCGCGGGCGGCCCCGCGGGGTCGGCGACGGCCGAGGGCGGCGGGTTCTCCGAGGCGGTGAGCGTCGCGAGGAGGTCGGCCGGGGTGAGGTCATGTTCGGTGAGGTAGTCGATCAGGGCCCGGAAGCCCTCATCGTTCTCTGCCGTCACCGGCTCGGCGTCGCGGGCGTCGAGGATGCCCTTGGCCTCATCGACGTCGATCTCCTGCCAGCGCGCGAGCGCTTCGAGGTCCGCGCGCGGCTGGTCGCTGATGACGATCTGACCGTCCTCGGCGCTCTGGTATGCGTGTGCCATCGTGATTCTCCTTCGTGAGGGAGGGGCGCCCGGGCGGACGCCCCTCCCGGGCGGGTCAGGCCTTGTTCGGGCCCTTGATGAGGACGGCGCGGTTCGCGTCGAGCGTCTTCACGCCGTAGAGGATGTCGAGCGAGACGACATCCTTCTTCTTGGCCTGGTCGTAGCCGATGACCACGCGGATGCCGAAGCCCTTGTAGTTCGCGATGGCCGCGTTCGCGGCGCCCATCGGGAGCTCGAGCTGACGGGTGACGAGCGCGACGGCCGTGCGGTGGAACGCGACGTTCACCTCGGTGGTGGGGTCGCCGGTCACCTGCGCGCCCGTGGCCTTGGGCTGGCCGATGTTCTGGCTCATGTAGGCGTCGAAGCCCCACAGGCCGGAACCGATCGAACCCTCGCGGAGCGCGGCGGTGGAGCCGGAGGCGTCCGCGCGCTTCAGGAGGTCGTTCTTCAGCCACTCGCCGCGGGTGCGGGGGCCGACGATCGCGCGACGCTGCGACGCCGGGACCTTCGCGAGGTCCAGGAGCACGCCGGCGTCGACGAGCGACTCCGGCTTGTCGTAGGTCCACGTGCCGCTCGTGCCGACGACCTGCGTGACGTCGTTGCGGAACGTGAGGACGTCGCGGTCGATCTTCTGCGAGATCGACTCCATCGCGGGGTCCAGGAGCTGCTCGCGGAAGTTCTCGATCTTCAGCGCCAGATCCTTCGACGTGACCGCGAACGACGTGTCGGCCCAGTGGTTCAGGGCAACGGGGACGCCGGTCTCCGTCGCGTTCTGCACGTTGATGCCGTTGGCCTCGTCGAACTCGTCGGCGACGAAGACGGCGGGCTTGCGGATCGTGACGGTGTCGCCGACGCGGGCGACGAACTCGGAGTCGTAGTCCCGGTGCACGAGCTGGGCGGCGACCGTGGTCTCGTACAGGGTGGCGAGCGCCGCCTCGGCGATGACGCTCGGGGTGAGCAGGGTGTTTGCCATGGTGGTGGCCTTTCTGTGAGGTGGTGTCAGGCGCCGTCTGCGCGGCGGGCCGCGTAGCTCTTGCGCATGGACTCGATGCCTTCCGGGGCGGGGCTGCCGCCGGCGGGCGCGGGGTCGCCGTTACTCGACTTGGGGGCCACCTGGACCTTCCGGTAACGGGCGTTGGATTCGACCTCGGCCTTGACGAGGGCCTCCACCTGGGAGGCGTAGTCGTCGGCGGCCGGGTCGACGGCCGCGAGCTTCTCGGTGAAGCCGCGGGAGTCGAGGAGGGCGTCGGCGTCGGCGTTGATGGTGCCGGCGACGCGGAGGACCGCGTTCTCGGCGCGCTGCGCGGCGAGGGCGGCCTGGGTGGTGGTGAGGTTCCGGTCGCGCTCCTGCAGCGACGTGCTGAGGGATTCGACGGTGGGCGCTTCGTCGTCCTTCACGATGCCGAGCTGCTTGCCGAACTCGCGGTAGGTCTCTTCGCGAGCCTTCTGTGCGGCGGCGGCCTCGGCGTCCTTGATCGCCTTCTCACGCTTCTTGCGCTCGGCTTCGAGGTCCGCCTTCTGCGCCTGAATGCGCTTCCATGCGCGATCGGCGTCGAAGTCGTCGCCCCACGGCGGCTTCTCCTCGGCGGGCGGATCGGTCGGCGCCGGCGGGTCGGTGGGTTCGGCGGGCGGGTCTGTCGGCTCCGCGGGCGGAGGCGTGACCTCGGCGCCGTCGACGGGGTCGATGTAGCGGAGCCACGGGCGGTGCCACGCGGGAGCGGGCAGGGCGCCGAGGGTGCGGGGCGTGGTGTTCGTGTCCATTGGTGGATTCCTTCTCGACCGCCTGGGCCGGTTGGGGGACCGCACCACCTCGGTGCGGGGGTCTATGTGCGGATGCCGTCGGAGAACTTCACCTGTGCGCGGTCGTAGCGGCGGCGCTGGCCGGTCTCGGCGACGTGATCGCGGGTTTCCTTCTGGATCGCGAGGATTCGGCGCTGCTGCGCGAGCGCCCGCTCGGCGTCGCCCGCGGCGATCGCGATCTCCTGCTTCCGCTTCGCGTCGCGCTCGCGGCGCTCGAGGTCGCGGAGGCGGTCGCGCGCGGCGTGCGCAGCGGGGTCGTAGCCGGATGCCGCGACGGGGATGGGGAACCCGGGCAGGTACTCCACGAGCGCGCACGAGCAGTTCGGGTGGTTCGCGCCCGACGCGCGCCACGCGGCGATCGTCCCGGCGACGTTCACGGTCATCGCCTCGTCGCGGAACGAGTGCAGCACCGTGCGTGGGCCTGCGGTGCCAGATGCGGCGATGATCTTCCCGAACCAGGGAGCGCAGTGGTCGCACGCGTTCCGACCGCCGAGGACCGAGAACAGGTCGACGCCGATCGCCCCCGCGCGTGAGACCTTCGCGTCGGTGTACGCGCGGGTCACGGCCGTGCGGGTCGCCATCTCGGCGTAGGTGCCGATGCGCCAGTTCCGGCCGGCGATGTCGGTGAAGCCCGTCACGCCTCGTTCGAGGAAGTCCTGCAGGGCGGCTCGGCGGGCCTGCTGCTTCGACGCACCGAGCATGACCTGGCCGACGTTGTCCGCGATGACCTGCTGGTAGACGTCGCCGCCGACGATGTACTCGCCCATCGCGTCGCGCGGGTAGCGGAGGATCCGCGCGCGCATGTCCTCGAACTTGTTGCCGAGGTCGAACGCGGTGAGCGTCGCGGCGAGGACATGCTGGTCGGCGAGGGAGGTGATCTGGCCGACGCCCGGGAGCTGAATCACGGACGCCGCGCCGTCGCGCGCGGCCTGCGCGACGAGCGCCTCTGCGGCGTCCCGGGTCAGGCCGGCAGTCAGCTCTCGCGCGAACCGTTCGAGGCCCTGCACGATCCGCAGCTGCTCCGGGATGTCAGGGAGGCTGGGGAGGTCCCGGATGAGGCGCCGCGCGATCTCCGCCAGTAGCCGGGTCTCGGCGTCCTGGAAGATCCGCGCCGCCTGCATCGAGATGCGGTAGACGATCTCGGCGAAGTCGTCGTGCTCGGGGGTGAAGCCGGCCATCCCTCACCCCCGAGCCGTTCGACTACTCGTCCGCGCCGTACGCGCCATCGCGCGCGCGGCGGAGGATGCGGATCGCGGTGTTCGTTTCGCTCCGCGACAGCACATCCGACCAGACGCGCACCGGGTGGTGGTCGGTGGCGTACTCGCCGATGTCCTCGTGGCGACGTGCTTCGGCTGCCGCCTCCCGCTCGGCGTCGGCGAGGAGCTCGCGGAGTTCGTGGAGCGGGATGTCGACGGCGACCTGCAGCCATGACGCGTCACGGTTCCACTGCACGTGGACGTTGCGGCGCGACTCTTCGACGTTCACGATCGCCGAGTTGCCGGCCGGATCGGGCGGCGTGACCCGCTCGACGATCCGGTTGTGGGTGATCTGTTCTCTGGGCATGCCTGCCCCTTTCGCTCTGCGGCATCACGCCGCCTACCCCGCATCGCGCGGGGGAGTCTCACCGCCGGAAAGCGCGGCGCACGCGCACACGGGATGCCCACGGCGGGGCGACGCTCATGCGCGGGTGGATCGGGCGGCCGGCTGCAGCATCCGAGCCGTCATATCGTGCAGACCACGCGCGACGGCCGAACAGCGGGTCCGAGGCCTCCGTGACGAACACCCCACGACGACGCGTCGGCTTCTCGTCCCGCCGCCAGCGGAACCAGTTCCGCGCGTACACAGCCGCATAGATGACCGCATTGAGGATGAAGCCGTACTGCTCCGTCGAGACAGCGAACACGATCCACAACGGCTGCACCATGAAGCCGACCAGCCAGCCGAGCTTCCGCTTCGAGCCGGCGAGAAGGATCCCGACGATGCCGACCGCCGACAGCAGGAAGGACCATGCCAGGGGCGTCATGCGTCCTCCGGGTTCGGGGTCGCCTCGCCGGCAGCCTCACGCGCCATCCGGTCGCGCATCCGTGCGATGTCGGCGGCCGTCGGGTCCGTGTTCGGCAGACCCGTCAGCTGCGTGGGGTCCGCGGCGGTGCCGATCCCCTTCTCCTTGTAGATCCGGTCGACCTCGGTGTTCACCGTGTCGCCGTCCCAGTCGGGATGGTTCATCCGCACAGCGGTCTCCACCGACGCGGCATCCGCCTGACGCAGCGCCGCGGTCGTGCGCGCCATCTTCTCCACGTCGACCTGCGACTCCGCGGGGAACCGGAACTCCGGCTCCTCCTTCGGCGCCGCCAGGCTGTACACGAGCGCGTCGAGCTGCAACCACGTCAGGAAGAACGGCGTGAGCGTCTTCCAGTAGTTGATCTTCTTGTCGCGGGTGCGGTCGGACAGGCGCTCGTCGGCGTGGACCTCCGTCGCGGTGCGGACGCCCTGCGCCTCGCCGCCGGCGGACGCGGGAGTCCACCCGGCGGAGCGCATCGCCTGTTCGCGGAGGTCGCGGACAGTGTCGGAGTGCTCCTGGGTGCGGATCTGGAACTGGTGCGCGTGGAAGCCGAAGGGCTCACCGTTCGGGCCGGTGATGGCCGTCATGCCCTCGTAGACCTCGCGGTCGTAGTCGAACGTCGCGCCCTGACCGAAGCTGCCGGACTGCAGGTACTCCTTCGCGACGACGATGCGGGCCTTCGCGATGCGGATGTCCCGCATCCACGACGACCACGTCTCGTCGACGGCGTCGAAGAGCTGCGTGATGTCGGCGAAGTCCGACTGCCCCAGCAGGGCGAGATGCCCGAGCTTGCGGAACATCTTGTTGGGGCGCATGTTCGGGACGTACGCCGCCGTCAGGCCGGTCACTCCCGTCAGGAGGACCGAGTCCTTGTTCACGAGGGGGGCGAGCCACTCGGTGTCCGGACGCTCATTGAGCGGCACCCGCTGGCCGAGGTGCGAGTCGTCGCCCTTGTACAGGGCGTGCTCGATCTCACCGGGCCGGTGCTCCTCGAGGTGACGCCACACGTGCTTGTCGTCGTCGGAGTTGTCGAGCTCGGACCAGAAGACCACCGACGACAGGTCGCCGAACTTGAACTTCGGGACGGCGGCGTCCGTGTGGACGACCTCGGCACGGACGGTGCTCAGCGTCTCCGGATCCCACACGAGCCGCAGGTACACGCCGCCGAGCGCCGCAGCGACCTCGCCGCCTTCGAGGAGGAGGGAGTGGAACCGGGACGTGTTGATGACCTTCTCGACACGGTCCTGCAGGCGGTCGCGCTCCGTCTGCGGCGCGTCCTCCGTTGTCCGCGCGCGATCGCCGGGCAGGACGACTCGGGGCGCCTCGCCAAACAGGTAGTCGGCCGACAGCGTCGCGATGTCCGCGGCGAGGGGGATGTGCAGGCGCGCGCGGGCCTCGCCCGGCGTCGGCGGCTTCCCCAGCCACGCCCGCGTGCCCCAGCCGACGATGCCGCCGTTGAACTGTCCGCGGTGGGTGATCGGGCGCTGCTGATACTCGACCTGCAGCCGCTCGACATCGCCGACGTACCAGTCGTTGTACACGTCGAGCAGGTCGAAGTAGTCCTTGAACTGCTTCGGCGGCCATGCGATGTTCCCGCCATCGGGCAGCGTCATGAGGGCTCCCTTCGGGGCGGTGAGAGTGTCGGGAGGGGCGCAGGTACGCCAGCCGGAGTTCCAGCGGCCATGGGGCGTCCTTCGCGGTGTCCATCGCGTTGACGCCCCTCCCGGGGCTTGTGGTGAGCGGGCGGGCTGACTCGTGCGCTTCGTGGCGCCGCTACCAGCCGGCAGGGTTGAGGGACCTGGCGCCCGCTCTTGCGCGTGCTTCTCGTCTTCTCGGGATGGCGCGTTCCCTCAGCACGGGGTCGGAGGCCCCCGGGACGATGCGTGCGCTCAGGCCGTGAGGTAGGTCACGAGCGCAGGATTGTCGCGGAGGACAGCCAGCGTCGGCGCCTCCCACATGCGGATCACCGTCTCCTCGGCGGCGTCGTTGTCGTCAGGGTGTCCGCTGAGCTTCAGCCAGTTCGGGTTACCCATAGCGACCTCGTCGAGGCAGTGGAGCACCTCATGCCACAGCGTCAGCCGCGTCACATCGGCCGAAGCCTCGGGGTTCAGGTAGATGACCGCTTCGGTGTGCTGCGAGTGGCCGTAGTAGCCCTTCGTCTGCGTTCGATGCTCGATGCCCTGCCACTCGGCCGGATCTCTCGTGACCCGGTACGTGACGACGCCGACGCGGATCTCCGTAGGCAGGATCACTGGTCGCCTCCTGTTCGGTCCACGTCGGCCTGTCGCGGGCGGCCCGAACCCGACGGGCGCGGCGTTGGCGAGGCAAGCCCGAGCCGCCGACGTCGACGAGAGACCGCGGACTGGGAGAGTCCAAACTCCCGCGCGATGCGGTTGTCGGACCATCCCAGCGCGTTCAGCTCACGGAGGCGGGAGTCGATGCGGTCGCGTTCGACCGATCGATCTGCCATGCGAGACAGGAGCGTCGCGACGTCGGGCAGGTGCAGCGCGCGGGCCGTACGGTCGAACGCACGGTACGTCGACGGGCGCAGGAGGATGCGCACAGGAACGCTCGGCTCGTCGCTCACCGGTCGCTCCCGTCGCGGTTGCGGTCCGTGAGACGCCGCCACGCCGAGTACGCCTCGTTGTACTGCGCGCCCTCGACGACGACCCACTCGCTGCCGCACTCATCGCACGTCCAGATCGTGCCGCGCGGGTAGGGCTCCGGCGCGGGGCGGCCCTGGCAGCCGGCGGGACGGTCGCAGACGGACTTCCGCGGCGGGGTGAACGTGATCCGGCCGCCCATCAGTCCTCCCACCGGTAGGAGCGGATGTTCACGAGGGGGAACCAGTGCACGTCCGACACGTCGCCGTAGCTGTTCACCGTCTTCACGATGAGCTGCCCGTCGTGCACGTCGGTGCGGTTCCCGCCGACGCGATCCGTTCGGCCGTCCATGAAGTCGATCAGGACGTGCCCGGAGTAGCGCGCCATCAGCCGTGACCCTCGGTGTCGATCTGCCGTACCTGGCGGTGATCGAGGACCGCGCTGAGTTCCACCGTCACGACGACCAGGTCAGGGTTCGACGTCGGATCGAAGACGAACCGGCCATCGTGGAGCAGGCGCCGCGACCGGACCACCGCGTCGACCAGAGCGATCGTCCGCGCGGGCAGGATCGACTCCGGGAGCTGCTCGAATCCGACCTTGCCGCCGAGAGCCTCCCGGACGGCCGTGGCGACACTCCTGACATCCTCCGGCGGCGTCGTCAGGGCGACTGCACCGATCACGGGCCCGTCGAACGGTTCGCCCTCCGGGATGACCCGCACACGCAGAGCTGCGGTGAGCTTCTGGGTCGCGTCGGCGTACGTCAGCGCTTCGACCATCTCCACGCCGCCGGGCTCGTGCGTCGCCGCGAAGATGTCCGGCTTGCACGGGTAGAACTCGCCCTGCACGCCACGGATGACCCAGTCGCCGAGAGCCGCGTGCATGTCACCCTCGAGGGTGCGGATGCGGATGGTGTGGCCGCCGTGGTCGGGCTGGTCCGGATCGACGCAGTGCAGCGATGCTGAGCCGCCAGCGGCGAGGATGCGCTTGATGATCTCGCTGCCGGACTCGGCGTCCGTGTACTGCTGTGCCTCGATCTCGACGGGCTTCTTCCGGAACCGCTGCGGGGCGCTCATCGGACGCTCTTCACTGCCGTGCACAGCGCCGGGTCGGGTGAGAACACGCAGCTCACGTCGCCGCCCGTGATCCACAGGCGGATCAGGAACACGGCCGCGGCGATCACGAGGAAGATCCGCGTCACGATGATGTATGCGGCGGCCGTCGTCCAGTCGGCCGGCTTCCGGGCGCTCATGCGAACGGGCCCGTCGCGAAGATCGCACGGTTCGCGCGCATCGACACGTCCTCGAGCGCCGTCAGCGCGAGGGACTTGTTCCGCGAGTTCGGGGTGTTCTCCTCGATCACGACGGCGAGAAGGACGACAGCTTCGTTGATCGCCGTCACGGCGGCGCGCTGCTCGTCGGTCGGCGGCTGACCCGTCGTCGCGGTGAAGAACCGGCCGCGGGCGCGGTCGGGCAGGGACGAGTTCGTCATGGTGTGGTTCCTCCGGTGGATGGTGCCCCGTGTGCGTGGGGCCGACCCGGCGTGCGTGCCGGGAAGTCGATAGGGTGCGGTCATGCGCAGAATCGCCGCCCTGACCGCCGTCGTGGCCGTCCTCGGTCTCGCCGGGTGCGCGAGCACGCCCCCTCCGATCACCGAAGAGTCGTTCCTGCGTCAGGCGAGCTCGCTGAAGTCGTGGAGCACACTCAGCAGCGACCAGATCGTCAAGCTCGGGCAGGGACTCTGCGGCGCGCTCCAGAAGGCCGAGAGCCGCGACGAACGAAGCCAGGTCGTCGAGTACTACGCCGCGGAGATGGGGGACCAAGCCGCCGACCATGAGCAGGCTGCGGCCGACGCGGCCGTGTTCGCCCAGCTCGCAGTCGACCGCTTCTGCCCCGACCAGACCTTCGACTAGGCGGCGAGCTGCCAGTTCAGCATCGGCCGCCACATCGACTCGGTCGTCGCGACGACATATCGGCCGCCGTCGAGCGAGTGATCGTTGACCTTCACCGGCTCATCCTTGCCGAGCAGCGCCGCCTTCGAATCCCACGCGTACCCCGGCGCCTCAGCGATGAAGCCGGGGCAGTGGTCCGTCGCGACGAGCTGATCCTCCGACAGCAGCGACGCCATGGTGCTGATGCCGTAGGAGACGTTGTTCAGGCCGCCGGCGGTCGGGATGCCGAGGAGGTTCAGCTCGCGTTGGAAGTGGAGAGCGGCGGGGTCCACGATGATGAACTCCGGCTGCAGGTGCGTCTCGTACGGCAGGTGGTCGTCGCGGAACAGCCACTCCTTGAAGAGGCCCGCCTGCTGCGACGGCGACAGCATCGCCGCCTCCGACTTGCGAGCGTCGTGACGCCACTCGTCGATCAGCCACAGGCGTGACCCGTACCGGCCGCGGTCGTTCTTCTCCTTCGAGATGCCCAGCAGCAGACCCGTCGACGGGTTGTTCGTGCCGAAGTCCATCCCGATCCCCAGGAGACGGTGCATCGACGGCGTCGACGCCCACGGCTTCACGTGCCGCGCCGGATCCCACATGCCGAAGATCGCGCCCTCAGCGGACACCCACTCGCCCAGGATCATCCGGCGATACCAGAGACCCGTGTACTGCGACCGCAGCCGATCCTTCACCCGCTCCGACAGGGACGGGTTGTCGTCCATCATGAAGTGGTAGCGGCGCCAATCCCGCAGACGTCGCATCTGGTCGATGAAGTCGACCTTCAGCCAGTGGGCCGGCGAGTCCGGGTTCGTCGTCGCGAACATCTTCGACTCGTCGAGCGACATCCGGTTCAGGGTCTGCTTGAACGCGGACTCATCGATGACCGTCGCCTCGTCGACGTAGACGTAGAGGATCGTCATGCCTCGGATCTTCGACTCCGCACGCCCATCGTTCACGCCGATGACCTGCACCTCGCGACCGAAGATGTGCGCCGTCGGCGCGTTCTGCCGGTACTGCACCGCCCCGCGGAACGCGCGGAGCCCGTCGGAGTCCTCGATCGTGCGGAAGAAGTTGCGGTAGATCGAGCCGAGGTTCTTCCCGATGATCACCAGCTGACCACCCGCGGCCTGCGTGTCATCCAGCTCAGCGACCGCCAAGAGGAACGCGAGCACGGAGACGTACGTCTTCCCCGCTCGAATCGACCCCTCCCACAGGTTGAACGTCGCACCCGGCAGAAGACACGCGTTCAGGGAGCGCGCCTGGTTACGACCCAGGCTCGCCGTCGCCTGGAACGTCTTCGGAGCCGGAGGCGTCATCGCTCACCTGCCCGTACGTGTCATCCGCGGTGAACAGACCACTCAAGTTCTCCCGGAACCTGCGCAGCTCAGCTCGAACCTCAGCAGCGGTGTCGTCTTCCTTGCGGTCGTAGAGGCCGAGGAACTTCGCACGCTGATCCATGATCTTCAGCGCACGGTCGACGGCGAACAGGTCGCCGTTGCGGGCTTGCTCGTAGAACCCGGCGAACATGTCGTCCAGGCGTGACAGTTCGAGCTCGATGAGTTCCTGGGCGGACTCGCGGACGATGTCGGAGATGCCTTTGCGGACGGCGGTGTGTGCGGCGCCTTTGCCGGAGTATCCGACTTCGGCGGCGATGTCGTCGAAGGACCATCCGGCGCGGCGGAGGTCGAGGGCTTTCTTCCGCTTCTCGGCGGCTGTGGCGCGCCGGTCGGTTTCATTCCCCATGGGGTTCTCCTGTGCGTCGCCCGCGCCTGGCGGGGTCGGGTGTGCTCTCCGACGCCTGGTCGGGAGTGGCGGGCGCCCCGGGGAGGTGTGGTGTCCGTCCCCGGGGCGTCCGGTTAGCTTCCGCTGGTGCGGGAAGCTCTGGGGCTTGCGGCGGTGCGGATGCGGCGTCCGGAGAAGCCGGTTCCGCTCATGAGGTTCGCGAAGCCTTCGGCGGTCTGGATGCCGCCGCGGATGTACTGCTGGATGGATCGGCGCATGGCCGTGGGTGCTCCTTCGGGGGTCAGCTGCCGGACGTGCGGGCGCCGGCGGCGGACGAGGCGGTGCGGCGGCGGAGGCCGCGGGTGGCGCGGGCGATGCCGGCGCGGACGCGGGACATGACGTTGCGCATGGGGAGTCACCTCCCTCGGCGGTCGGGGTCAGGCTCTGTTGCGGGTGCGGTCGACGCGGATGGTCTGGTCGGCGAGGGCGCGTGCCCAGGGTTCGCCGTTGAGCCACCAGTGGGATCCGTCGCCGAGAGTCACCAGGTCGCCGGTGCGCGAGACGAGCCCGCCATGGGCGAGTTCCTCGCGACGGTCCGAGTCGGCGCTCATGTCAGTCGAGGGGGATGCCGAGAGTGTGGGCGACGTCGTTGCCGTCGAGGTACTTGTCGCCCAGGTCGGCGAGGCCAGCGGCGCGGAGGAACGCTTCCTTCTCCTCGCGGGTGGTGAAGCAGACCGTGAACCAGAACTCGGAGTCGGTGGCGCGCTTGAACCGAGCATCCTCGGCCTTCGCCCGGTTGCGGTAGCCCTCCTCGAGAGCGGTGAACTCGGCGGCGGCATCCTGCTGCAGGTCGCCGGTGTACTCGACGGCGGCGAGCGGGTCGGGCTCGGTGGAGTACTTCGGGCGGCGGCCGGAGAGGCCCCGGGATTGGCGGGCGGTGTTCCCGCCGCGGCGGGGACCGGTGAGGCCGGACGAGTCGCGGGTCATGACGCCTGCTTCATGTTGGCGCGGAACAGTTCGAGGTCCGCGAGGGGGAACCAGTCGAGGATGCGCTGGAAGTCGTCGGGCGCGTGTTCGCTGATCGGCTTGAGGAACCGGTAGTCGATGCCATCGAAGGAACGGCCGAACCACTGGTAGTCGATGGGAAGGGTGATGCCGGCGGCGGAGATCCGCTCGCGGACTTCACCGACGAGCCAGTCGGCGATCGGGGAGACCTTGCGGTCCTTCGGCTTCATCACGCCATGGCGGGTGAACGAGGCGCGACGGACGATGCTGTCGGCGGCGCGGACGCCATCGGCGACCCAGGTGTCGGCCGGGAGTTCGAGGTCTTTGCGGATCAGCTCCCACATGACGGCATAGTCGGGAGTGGGCAACTGCGCAGCTTCGATGACCTCGCACCGCTCGGGAGGCTGGAACACGAAGTTGTTGAGCCAGCGGTAGAACGACGGGTGCGGGTAGCGGTGGATGCGCTTGCCGAGGGCCTGTTCGAGGTCGGTGAGGCCGCGCTCGACGAACTCGAGGGTGTGGCCGGGGCGCCGGCCGGGGATGTAGTAGAGGTAGGCCAGCACGGTGTCGATCCCGGCATCTTGGAGGGCGAGCTCGGTCGCGATCGCATCCTTGCCGCCGGAGAACGCGACGAGCACGGTGCGGTTCTCCGCGGCGAGCTGCGCGCGGGTCTCAGCGCTGGTCGGTTGGCCCTTGATGATGGTCGGCACGGTGGTCAGGCATCCTTCGGGTGGCAGCGGTCGCACGAGGGGGAGTCGCACCAGGGGGTCGCGATCGAGTGCCGGCCGGTGAGCGCGATGACCTCACCGCGAGCTTGCGCCTGGTCAAGCCGCTCGCGGCGCCATTGGGTCAGGTCGAGGCTGAGGGGGGCACTTGGCATGTAACTAGTGTTGCACTCTGGTTGCCTCAATGCAACTAGTGTTACCCTCGGTCTGTGAGCGCACTCGATGATCTGGCCGCCTTCCAGCGCCGTATGGATGCCATGCCGGCGCGTCGCGCAGAGTTGATCCGAGCGGCGAAGGCGGAGGGAGCGACGTGGCCCGTCATCGCGACCACGCTCGGAATGACCGTTCATGGGGTTAGGAAGGCCGCCATCAGCGTCAAGCCGTTTGGTCGTCCTCGGTCTGGGGCCAGTACAACGACAGAAGCCCCGACCTCCTAGGAGGGACCGGGGCTTCGTCTGGGCGGAGTGCTCCACCATCTACGTTCTATCCTGCGGCCTTTGCGGCTTTTGCGTATTTTGTTCCTGCCTCATCGTCATCGGCGTGTCGGCTTCCCGCGGGGCCTGCCCCGTCGGATCGTCGGCTCGACCCTGACTACCGCCTTGGACAGCACTTCGAGGATGCCGGCGCTGCTCAGACGTGTCGCGAGACGGCCGTCCTCGATCCACTCGTAGATGGTGCGGGGGGACCGCCCGACGAGCGCGGCGGCGACCTTCACCGTCACCCACTCGGGGAGCTTCGCATCAGCCATCGCGACGCCCCCATTCAGCCGTCCCTTGGTTGGTCCACGGGAGGACTAGATCATCGTCGGCGCGACGCGGCAGGTAGTGCATGTGCAGGTGCTCGATCGTCTGGCTCGCCTCGGCGCCGGCGTTGAGGATGAGGTTGAAGGGCTCGGTGATCCGTTCCTCGCGTCGCCACACGTAGAACAGGGGCAGCACCGCGTCGAGCCCGCGCGCTTTGTTCGGGCGCATCCCGCGCTCGGCTCTCACCCGAAGTGCATCCGGTTCGTGGTCGTAGGGGTTCTCCAGTGGCCCTTCATGCCCGCGGGTAACGAAGAGTCGATGCCCGGGCGTGACGGGGTTCAGCGGCTCGAAATGGACTGCGCCCAGCCACGAGCCGTCGTAGTCTCCGGCGCTGATGCGGGCGCAGAAGGGGCAGTTCTCGATGCCGATCATGCGGCCTGTCCTTCCGGGTGGTGGAGGCGTATGTGCACGTCGTGATCGGCGCGAGCTGACTCCTCATCCGACCAGGGCTCCTCGGAGTGGTCGTCGCACTCTTGGCACGACCAGTGCCATTCGGCGTAGACGCTCACTCCGAACCTCCCGGCCGGGTGACCACGAGCGGGCCCTCCCACATGGACCGTTCGGGGATGCGCGGGAATGGGAAGACGCATCCCGGGCACAGGTCTCGCCCGTCCTTCGTCTGCGTCCAGTCCAGGACGTCGTCCTCAATCTCGTGTCGGTGGCAGCGATCGCAGATGAAGTGCACGATCTGCATCACGAGCCCCCATCCGTGTGGTCCTGTACAGCCGGCTGTGGTTGCGGCTCGATCTCGTCTGCGCCGCGTATCCAGACGTTCGCCCGCCCGTCGCTGTACGAGGCGAGCGCGGTCGCCTTCCTCATCGCCTCCGATGCGGTGTCGGCGAGTACGGTCACGTCGTATCCGTAGTCGCTGTTGCGGTTGGATGGCGCCACTCGCGCCTTGAATCGGTACGTCATGACTCCCGTCCCTCCGATTCCTGAGCGTCGATGACTTCGGAGTAGGCCAGCACGAAGTCCTCGGGCAGTGGCTCGGACGTGCGCCAGTCGGAGAACACCTCGGCGAGCGTGTCGGTGTCGAGGTCCTCGATCCAGACCGTCAGCGCCAGATCGCGGTCGGCACCCTCGCCATAGAGGCGGTGCATCCACTCTGTGAATGCCTTCTCGTCAACCTCAACTTCACGCTCGACCTCGATCACGTGGTGCCACTTGGCCTTGACCTTCATCGTTCGCTCCTACCGTTCGTGTGGTTCTCGGTCATCGCTTCGAGGCGCGCTTCCGCCTGGTCACGGCTCAGCTTCGACGGGCCGTGCATTAGGTCGAGCACGGCCTGATCCCACGTCGCGTGGCAGCGACCGCAGGGGCACATGCGCTCGCTCATGACGCATCACCCGGCTCGGGCACGTCGTGCCGCTCGTAGTACCAGGCGGTCATCGGCGCTCCCGTGGGCGCACGGTAGCGACTACCCTGCGAGTCGAGCGACTGTGACACCTTCACGCCCTCGCGGCCGCACCGGCCACACGTCCGCACGCCATCGCGGACAGAGTGCCCTACCCGCGTTACGGTGACCGCCGGATCGTTCACCTTCGCCGTTCGTGTCGCCTCGCACTGAGTCATCTCTGCTCCTGTTCGTTGTGGTCCTGTACAGCCGAACTGTGAGCGCATGACGGCGAGCAGGGCTCGCCCAGCGGATGAGTGTGCACACGCACCCGGCGTCCCGAATCAGCCGAACCGAGCAGAGCGCGACGCAGCGCCTCTTCTCGATCGGCCGGAGTCGCAGGACGTGCCTCGCCGACGTGCTGGTCAGAGCGGAGCGCGTCGTGCATCCACTCGCCGTCCGAGATCCGCCACGTGACGAGCTGCAACGATGCGTAGATGGGGTGAGGCGTAGCCGAGACGAACGTCGCGGACAGGAGGCCGAGTGGCCCGTCGATGACGTCTCCGGGGATCAGGTCTGCAACGGTGCTCATCGCTCGCTCCTACCGTTCGTGTGATTGGTGGTGATCGGTTCCCACGGCCCCGGCTCGTACGTGCGACGCTTCTCGACACAGGCGACGATCTTGTCGTCGTCGGGGACCTCTGCGTTCAGGGCCGGGAGGCGCGCTGCGTTGTCCTCGTAGTAGCGGGTGGCCTCATCGACCGTGCTGAACGTGACCCGTTCGTAGACGCCGCTATCGTCGGCCCACTTCTCTGCGTAGGAGTACTGCCAGCCCATCGCCGGCGCCGCCACCACGGTGGCCGGGTTGTCGATGCACGGGCGCGCTGTCAGACCGCCGTACGGGATCCGCGGCAGCATCTCGGCGCGAACGTCGGTCACCTCCGCGAGCACGCCGCCCCGGATCGTGGCGTAGGCGTACGGGAAGTCGTCACCGGGGCCGATCGCTTCGATCTGGCAGTCGAACGGGACCGGCACGGCGTCACCGATGCGCCACGCCGTCAGCGCACGATCGAGTGCTTTCGTCTGCCACTCCTGGCCGTTGTGGTCGTAGAAGCTGTCGAACATGCCCATCAGGCGGTCTTCCTCTCTGCTCCGGCGTGCCAGATCGACGCGCCGTCGGTTCGCCAGCCACGTCGGTCGACGTAGCCGGTGGCGTGCTGATCCGCGTCCCACACCGCCTGAATGCCCTGCGCGGTCGACGTGCGGCCGATGCTGTGGCAGGCGCAGCGGCACGCGAGGTCCGTGCACGCCTGGTGGGCGAGCATGTCGCCGTCCTCGCACGACTCCGATCCCGTCCAGCGGCTCGACTCGTCACGGATCTTGTCGAGGAGCTCGCCGCAGTGCTGGCACTCGACGATCGTGGCGCCGTTGTGCTGACGCTGTGGGTTAGCGGTCAGCGACAGGCGGTCGCAGTGAGGGCAGCGGACGCGTTCCAGCTTCAGCTCCCGCTTCTCCACCTCGAGGCTCTGGTAGGCGCGCTGTGCGGCGTACGCGAACATGATCGCGTCGCGTGCGCCGGCTTCGGTGTGGACCCACGCATCGAGGGTGAGGCCGTGGCCGGAGCGGCGGAGGCGGTCGCACTCGTCGAGCGCGAGGAACGTGAGCGGCAGGTTCGTGTACCCGTCGGGGGTGGCGCCCTTCGCGCCGCCTTCGGGCGAGACGGCGCGGCCGTCGGTCTCGACGACGAGGCGGCGGAACTGCGGCCAGCGGAGCATCGCTTCGTCGAGGCGTTCCCGGCAGCCCTGGCAGAGGAAGCCGCGCTCCGCTTTCCGGGGGAGGCATCCGCGGCATGCGACGTCGGGGACGTTGGCCTCGCCGGCGACGTGCGCGGCGATCGCGCGGTTCACTTCGCGGTCGGGGCAGTTGATGCGGTGCTGGCCGAGGTGTGTGCAGGGGCGGATGCCGGGGAGGCGTTCGTTCGTGATGCAGAGGATCGTCACGTGGGGTCTCCGTCCTTCGGTTGGAATGCGATGCACGCCGGCCAGCGCTTCGTCATGTCGCGGCCATCGCCGCGGTGGTTCTTCGATCGGGGGTCAGGGGTGCCGCACTTCCACCACTGGCTCTGCTTGAGGCGGAGCATCGCGCAGTCCCCGCACGTCTTGCCGTTGCCAGCGAGCGGCATCTTCGTGGCGGGGTGCACGCCGGCGTCAAGGAGCGCTTGGTCGAGGAGTCGCCGCTGGATGCGCGGCGGCTTGTGATCCTCGGTCTTCTCCGGAACGGGCGGGGGCGGGTCGAACCCAGGCAGGACGTCGCTCATCGCAGGCGTCCGAGTGCGATCGTCACGCCGACGCCGAGGGCCATGGAACCGATGAGCAACGTCCACCATGAAGCGCTCCAAGCCGGAAGGTCTGAGAGCGTGGAGAGAACGAGCCAGAGGCCGACGCCGATCAGCATGAGCAGGCTCCGTTCAGCGCGATCTCGGTGAAGCAGTTCGGACACGTCGGCCGCGGTTCCGGCTCGGGCTCGTCGGGCTTCGGGAAGCACCCGACGTGCACGAGCTGGTCGTCGAGGTAGCGGACGTGGTCGCCGGGGTGGATGCGGTCACCGCACTCCGCGGCGCACGTGCCGTCGTATCGGGCTGTGAAGGTCATGGTGGGTCTCCTCAGAACGGGGTGTCGTCGCCGTACATGGGCGTCGGGGTGGCCCATGCGTCGGGAGCGGCGGTGCCGGGCGTCGCCCACGCCTCATCCGCGGCCGCCGCGGGCCGGGCGCCCTGCGCGGTTCCGGATGCCGCGCGGGTGACCTGCGCGGTCGCGTAGCGGAGCGACGGGCCGATCTCGTCGACCTCCAGCTCGATCGCGGTCCGGTTCTGGCCTTCACGGTCCTGGTACGAGCGATGCTTCAGGCGGCCCGTCGCGACGACGCGCATGCCCTTCGTGAGGGAGCCGGCGACGTGCTCGGCGAACTCGCGCCACACCGACGCGCGGAGGAACAGCGCTTCGCCGTCCTTGTGCTGGCCGGACTGCTTGTCGAAGACGCGCGGTGTGGATGCGATCGTGAAGTTCGCGACGGCGAGGCCGCTCTGCGTGTACCGCAGCTCCGGGTCCGCGGTCAGGTTCCCGACAACGGTGATGACGGTTTCGCCAGCCATCAGTCGGTCACCTCGTTCGCGTCCTCGGCTTCGACCTGAAGGGGGTGGGGCATCGTGAGCGTCTCGGGGATCACCACGATCGCCTCCGGACGCAACGGCAGAAACGCGCCCTTCGGCAGCTCGACCGTGATCTTCACCTCGACCGTGCCCTGCTTCGGCTTCTGCGAGCGGTTCTGCGTCGACCCGACGACCTTCGCGCCTTCGATCGAGTCGGGCTTGTCGAATTCACGCCGCTGCTTTGCCCAGTACGTGTACTCGGGCTGCACCTGCAGGTACACCGTTGCCTTGACTGTCTCGTTCGTCATGCTCTTCTCCTTGTCGGTTGGTCCCACTTGCGTTTCCAGTCGGTGTTGTTCGCTGCGTAGATACGGTTGGCCAGAGCGATGCGCCCTTTGCGGCGAGCGGTGCGCTCAAGGCCGGCGATCGTGCGGCCGACCGTTTGCGCGGCAATCGTCGGTGACTCGCCCGAGTCGAGGAGCCACTCGACCTCGTCGAGCACCTCCGCCCCGGTCATAGGGCGCTCAGCGCGTCGCGCCTCGAGTTCATCCATCTCGACGTCTGGCCACCGGTAGCCGCCGAACGTATTCAGGTGTCGCCAGATGCGCTGCTCATCCAGTACCCACGGTTCGAGGATCATGGCGTCACCGCCAGGCACTGCTCGTCGATGAACTGCTGCACCTCGAGGCTCGACCGGGAGATCGACCCGGTGACGTACCGTTGCGGGCTCTGCGGGAATACCTTCGCCTTGCCGAGGAGCTGCTTCGCCACCCGGTACGCACCGCTGGCGTCGATCTTCCGGTTGGTGTGCTTCTCCGCGGCGTCGATGATCGCCTGCAGCGACGTGATGCCTGCCTGCCGTGCGAGCAGGTCCGTCATGGGCGACACCTCGGGTTCGTTCGGCTGAACGTTCGCCTTCTTGTTCGCCCGAACCTTCCGCATCCGCTCGCGAGCATCCGCGCGGTCTTCGAGGACCTTCTCACTCGTCGGCTGGAACTCGTCCCAGTCGTGAAAGACCCAGCCGTCCTCGTGCTCATCCCACAGTCCCGCTTTCACGAGCGCGGCGGCGAGCTTGACGCCGTTCGGCTTCGACTCCACGAACCAGCGCTCCACGACACCGTCCGTCAGGTACGACATGCAGTGTGATCCGGCGAGGGCCCACAGCCCCATCGCAGCGAGACCAGCGCGGCCCGCCTTCGGGTGCGAATGGAGCTGATCATCGACCTTGAACCAAGCCATCAGCGTGCCCCCATCGTGAACAGGAGGCGGGTGCGGTCGGTGTCGTCGGCGATCGCCTTCCACTCGAAGTACTCGTCGCCGTAGACGTCATCCATCCGGTCGATAGCTTCGAACGCCGTGATCTCGCGGCGGCCGTCGCCTTCGAGGACGAACCAGGCGTGCTCGAACCGGTAGAAGACGGGCACGAGCGTGATGTCGCGGACCCAAATGGGCACCTTCACGCCCCACGCCTTCGCCATCGCCTGCAGGTCGGCGTCCGCTTCGATCAGCCCGTTCAGGAGCGAGTCGGCCCAGAGGACGTTGTCGGGGCGGTGCTTGTCGCGGCGTCCGCCCATGCCGCCCTGCCGGTGCTGCGGGACGATCCGGTCGCCTTCGGTGCTGGTGATCACGCAGCGTCGGGTGCCGTCGGCGGCGTCGCGACGGTCGATGGTGCGGATAGTGGCGGCCGGGGTGCGGTCGGCCATGGGGTCTCCTTCGTGGCATGTGCAGTCGCTCGGGGCGGCGGCGGAGTGACCCAGCGGGGTCCAGCAGCAGGCGCGGCGGCAGCGGGATGCGGGCGGGTCGTGGGGGAGGGTGTCGGGGGCGACGTGAACTCGCATCACGCCTCCAGAGAGGTGATCGTGGGTACGCATCCGTCGTCCCGGCGCGCGTCGATGAAGTCGTGGCGGGGATCGGCGGTGCGTCGGAACGTGTTGGGCACGCGCTGCTCGGCGACCCCCCACGACGGCAGGCTGTCGATCCAGGCGGCGTAGTCGAAGCTCATGAGTGCCACCGACAGAGGTCGTAGGTGCCGTCGCGGCCGCGGGTCGACGTCCAGCCGCTGAGCTTCGCGGCCTCCGCGCGTACCTGAGCGATGGACTTCCCTTCGCCGCCGACGTATTGCTCGCGGCAGCGCGGCTTGTCGCAGAGCAGCGTCACGACGCGACGGGCGGTCATGGGCGCGCCTCCTTCGCCAGGATGACGAGAGGGCGGCGCCCGCGCGTGAGGCCCGTCGCCGACCATCCCGCGCGCTTGAAGCAGTAGCCCGGGTTCGCTGACCGGATGCTTCGCGGGTTGACGTAGGTGTAGAGGCGCTCGCCCGGCCACCTGTCGCGCGCCCACGTCTCGGCGTCGAGGATCATCGCGGAGGCGAGGTACGGAGACTCGTTCCGGAAGACCGCGCAGTTGACGCCGTGCTGGCCGCTCGCGTCGATGAACTTCCGCCAGACGAACAGAGCATCGTCATCATGCGACAGCAGCACCGTCTTCTCTCCGGGCCCGACGAAGAGTGCCGGGTCGCGGCCGTCGGCATAGCGGCGGCTTGAGTAGTGCCGCCTGTAGAGGGCGAGCCCGCGCGGGTCGCCGTCCCGTGATTCGCGCCAGTATTCCGAGCCTGTCATCTGGGCGGTGCTGATCAGAGCGGTCAAGCCGCCACCTCCAGGAGGAACTCGGCGACCGCGTGACCGAGGTCGCGCGCCGCGGGCGGCGTGACCGCGTTGCCGGCCTGCTTGACCTTGTCGCGCTTCGTGCCGAGCAGCAGGTAGTCGGCGGCGAAGCCCATGCCGAGCTGGATCTCGTGGGGTTCGAGCATCCGGAAGCCGGCGTCGTCGACGTCGAGGCTGATCGGCGCTCCCGGCTCGATGAGTGACTGGTGACCGCCCGTCGTGAGGGTGCGCATCGGCTCGTGCACGGGGGTGGACATCTCCGCGCCGCCGTGGTTGTTCCGCATGAGGAGCGCGTGGTGGTTGCCTTCGGCGCTGACCGTGTCGATCGGCTGATCGGTCGGCTTCGCGACCCCGTGGTTGCGCAACGGCACCAGCAGCCCGTCGGCCTCGCGAGTCGTGACCGCGGACATCGGCGCGCCGAGCGGCGTCGCGACGTCACGCCACGTCCCGCCGGCCGGCACCAGCAGGCCCGTCTCGTTCCGCGTCGACTGCGTGCGCAGCGGGTCGCCGCTGGACTGCGCGCTCTTCCCCTCCCTGCCCTCGACCGGGATCAGCAGCGAGGCATGCGTGCCGCCGGCGACGATCGACGGCAGCACCTCGGAGACCGGCTTCGAGCGGGAGTCGTCCGCGCCGGAGACGAGGTTCACGAGCAGCGGCGTCGCGAGGAACATCGACCCGTGCGCGGTGATCGCGCCCATCGCCTCGTCGGCGCTCTTGGCGGGGACCGTGTTCCCCTCGCCGCGGACGACCAGGGGTGGGATCGCGACGCCGTGCTCGGACGTGCCGAGCTGCACCGGGAGCGGCGACCGCACGTCCGACACCCGCAGGTAGCCGGAGCCGGTCGTGACGCCGTCGTACGTGTTCCCCGCGGCCTTCACGACCAGAGGCGACCAGTACCGTTCGATGCCACGGCGGATGCGCTCCCGCGTCTTCTCCGCGAGCGGCTTCTCCCGGTCGCCGATGCGCTGCGCGGGGATCGACCAGTCGATGATCGACGACGCCGGCAGCCAGCCCGGCTCCACGACCTGCCAGCACTCCGGGCACCGGTACAGGTACTGCGCGCGGTAGCGGCCCCACTGCTCCGCCTTCTTGAACGCCTGCGCGGCCTTGATCTGGCCGTGCTCGGGGCAGAACGCGAGGGGGCGCGTCCACTTCGCGACGTCGGGCCCGGCCTTACGCTTCGAGGCGAGGTCGGAGCGCCACATCACGATGTACATGCGGTCGCGGGACTGCGGCGCGGGAAGGCCGCCGACCTGCGCGTGCATGCTGTTCAGCCACACGAACCGCATCCGGTAGCCGAGGGCCTCCATCGCCATCTGCCAGGCGGGGAACTGGTCCCACCGGTACGCGTCGACGACGTTCTCCAGGATGATCGCCATGTACCGGTGGTGCTCGGTGAAGCGGGGGATGTCCCACATCGTCGCGCGAGACCGGTTCGCCGCCTCGTCGGGCAGGGGTCGCGTGCCGTCGAGCTCGAAGAGAGCCTGATCCTGCATCCGCTGACGCTTCACGCCCTTCGCGATCGAATGGTTCGTGCACTCCGGCGAGCCCCACAGCACGTGGGTGCGGGGGAAGTAGCGGGGGTCGACCTGGGAGATGTCGGCCTGCGCGTGATCGGTTTCGGGGTGGTTCGCCTGGTGAGACTGGATCGCCAGATCCCAGTGGTTCGCGGCGATGACGACCTTGTACCCTGCCTCCACGAGGCCCGACGAAGATCCGCCCGCGCCGCAGAACAGGTCCGTGACGGTCAGGCCGTTCCACGCCACCGACGGCCTCTTGTATCCGACTGCAGCCGACATCAGGCGTTCTCCGCCGTGATGAGAAGCCGGGAGCCGTCCCAGAAGGTGATGAGGAGCCGGTTCTCGCCGAGGCGTTCCTGGTGCTTCACGTCGTACAGCGTGGAGACCTCGAGGAGTCGGTCGATCGGGTTCATGCTGCGCTCCCTTCGAGGTCGAGGAGGTCGAACAGGGTGGGCGTGTTCGCCTGGTTGTCGTGGCGGGTGAGGTAGACGACCGAGTCGGCCACGCTCACCGGGTTCAGTTCCGTCCCGAACCCGCGGCGGCCTTGGCGGACCGCTTCGAGGACCGTGGAGCCGAGGCCTGAGAAGCAGTCGCCGACCAGCTCGCCGGGGTTGGAGTACATGCGGATCAGGCGGCGGGGGATGTCGAGGGGGAACGGGCAGATGTGCGCCTCCACCTCTCGGCGGCGCTGCTCGCTGTTGAGGGTGTCGATGCGGAGCACGTCGGTCCACACGTCGCCACGCCACGAGCCGGGCACGAGCGATGCGAACGTGCCGGGGAGGGCGTTGCGCGCGGCGAGACGGTCGGCGAGGGCGACGTGCGCGTCGTAGTCGTAGAGGGTGCGTTCGGACTGGGCGGTGAACAGCTTCGAGCGTGTGCCGACGTCGAGCGCGGCGAGCTCGTCACCGGTCAGGAGGCGGTCGCCGCCCGTGCGCCACTCGCCGGCGGCGTCGATCTGCCACTGCCCGACCGAGTAGGCCGCCTTCTGCTTCTGCACCGGGAGGTCGGCGTAGCCGCGGGAACGGTCGGTCTGCGGCTTGTGGAAGATCAGGACGTACTCCGGCGCGCCGACGCCCATCTTCGAGTGGTCCTTCAGCATCTCCGAGAACGACAGCCGGTAGGTCTGGTTGTTCTCGCGGACGACGTCGGTGGTGACCGTGATCATCCCGAAGTAGTCGAAGCCGTGGCCGACGTAGTGCGCGATCGCTTCGGCGTGGAGGGTGTCGAACGTGTAGACGCCGGCGCCCGTGCGGGAGCCGGGGACAGGGAAGTCCTTCACATGCACGGCGAGGATCCGGCCCGGCATCAGCGCCCGGTACAGGCTGGGCGTGAGGTAGTCCATCTGCCACCAGAACTGGGCGTTGTCGTCGACGTGGCCGAAGTCGGCGTAGTTCGCGGAGTACTCGTACTTCCCCGAGAACGGGATCGACGTGACGATCAGGCCCATCGACTCCGCCTCGACGTGGTCGCGCCACTCGGCGACGGCATCGTTCAGGACGATCCGCCAGTCGCGGCCGGCGTGCTCGTCCCGTTCCACGCCCATCGCGCGGGTGAGCGCGGCGGAGATCGCCGAGGCGTCGAGGCCGAACTCTCGGAGGATCTGCGACATCGTGTCGGTGAGGGCGTCGTCCTCCTGCCACTTCGTGAGGAGGTTGTCGCGGACGTCGCTCTCGGTCTCCCCGTAGATCAGGTGCACGCGGCAGGCGTTGAGCTGCCCGAACCGGTGGATGCGGTGGATGGCCTGCACGGTCTGCTCGTACTTGTGCGTCACGCCGACGAACACGGCCGTGGAGCACTGCTGCAGGTTCAGGCCGCGGCCCAGCATCATCGGCTTCCCGATGAGCGCGTACGTCTCGCCATCGAGCCAGCGACGCAGCTGCTCCTCAACCTCGGCATCGGACTGCGCGCCACGGATCGACGAGAACGGCAGGCCCCGCTCGCGGAGGGCCGCTTCGAGGGCGTCCTGTTCGTCGTTCAGGTCGCACCAGAGGATGATCTGCGGCGCGCCGTACGCGCGGGGGCCCACGAACGGTGCGAGGTGCTCGTCGAGGATGGTCATGGCGCGGTCGACGCGCGCATCCTGCGTGTGCCGCTTCTCCCGTGCCGACTCCACAGCGGACTTCGCGCCCGAGCGGACGAGGACGCCCTGACCGTCCTTCTCCACCTGATCGGACAGCAGCCCGACCTCGACCTCCTCCCACAGCACCTCGAGCGGCGGCAGGTCGTAGCCGGTGTCGTCGTGGCCGAGGTCCGACGGGCGCTGGATGAAGCACGCCCACGTGTTCAGCCACAGCATGAACTCGCGGACCTTGTGCGGGTGGATGCGGAGGTTCCCGGCCTTCGACGGGTCCCGCTTGAAGAACCGGGTGAGGGCCTGGCCGGTGTCCATGATGCCGAGGAACCCGGCGTAGTGGATCAGCTCCTTGTGGCGGTTCGGGGCCGGCGTCGCGGTCGCGACGAACCGGTACGGCACGTCGGCGAACAGGGGGAGGAACGTCTGGTAGGTGTCGGAGCCGAACGAGCGCAGCACGGCGGCCTCGTCGAGCGATGTCGCGATGAACAGGTCGACGTCGAGCTTCCGGTCACGGATCGACTCGTAGTTGGTCACGTAGGTGCCCGACCACGTCGGGTCGATCTCCTCGGTGCGGCGCACGAACCGGACCTCGCGGTCGAGGAGGTTGCGGGCGTCGCGGATGATGTCGAAGCGGACACCGAGCGGCGCGACGATCAGCGCGCGGCGCACCTCGCGGCCGAACGTGTCGCGCGGGCCGTCGAGCGCCGGACCGTGCTCCACGATCAGGCGGAGTACTTCGAGCTGCATGATCGACTTGCCGAGCCCGTAGCGGGCGAAGATCGCGCGGCGGCCGCCCTTGACGCCCCACTTCACGATGTCGGCCTGGTGCGGCTTGAACAGCTCGTGACCGGGCCGCATGATCGGCGACAGCCACTCGTCGCGCACGTCGAATCCGAACGACCGGTCGAACGCGACCTTCTCGGCCAGGAACTGCTCGTAGGTGAGGGTGCCGTCGTTGCCCGTGTTCAGGGTCAGGAGGCTCATGCGGCCACCGCCCGTTCGAAGACCTCGCCGCGGAGGATCTTGCGGCAGTCCTCTGCCTCGCCGGCGTCGTCGGTGCGGACGACAACCTCGCCTGCGGCGGACGTGACCACGAACCGCTCGCTGATGTGACGGAGGCGGCGCTGGGCCGCGCGGCGGTTGTTCTCCGCCTGGGTGACGGGTTCCAGGTGCCGCGGGTTCACGCACGCCCGCGACGTGCAGCCGAGCTCCTCGACGTGATCCAGGTGGAGGCCTTCGGGAATCGGACCGACTTCCAGCGTGTAGGCGACGCGGTGCGCGCGGGCGACCTTCTTGCCGTCGACGGCGAAGATGCCGTATCCGTTGTGGTTGATCGCACCGGTCCACAGCCAGCAGCCGTCCGCGGTGCGCACGTCGACGTGCGACCAGAACGCGGCGATCTTCGCGGGCGTCATCGCGTCACCGCCGCGACCGCTTCAGCCTGAACGGCTGGGAGGGAATCCTCGATGGGCGCGCCGGCGCGGCGGGCGCAGATCGCGGCGAGCACCAGCGCGTCGGCCTCATCGTTTCCGGTGACATCGACGTTGGAGTAGCGCTTGACGACCGCGGCGAGCACGGCATCCTTGCCGGCGTTGCCCTTGCCAGTGGCGTACTTCTTCACGGTCGAGGGAGCCGCGATGATCGTGTCTACTCCGGCGCGCGCGAGTTCTGTGCGTACCAGCCACCAGAGGCCGGCGCGGACGTGCTGTCCGAATCCGACCGAGCCATAGGACGGGCCCTCGATCGCTACATGCGTGTGCTCCGTGAGCGGGATGGATCCGAGTATCTCCGCCACGACACGGTCGAGGCGTGCTGCGGTGTCGGAGGTGTTGCCTTGAGTCGCCTTCGATGCCACGCGCCGCACGGTGACGATGTCGCCGTGGATCGTTGCGACGCCTGTCGAAGTGAGGCTGAGGTCGAGGCCGACGTAGATCGGCGTCGGTGGCGCCTGTGTTGTGGGTGCGCCAGAGTAGGGGGTGCTCAAGATGGACTCCTGCCAGGGAGGGAAATCGATGGGTGGAGGGGACCGCCGCGCCGGAATCGCGGCGGTCCCCGTTCTGTGGGGCGCTGAGCCCGGAATGCTCAGCGACCTGTCGTCAGGCGGACGGCTTGCCGTTGAAGATCGGGACGCCGCCGACGCCGTCGTGCACGCGCGTCTCCGTCTCGTCCTTCTTGTCGGTGCGGCCGTCGCGGATCTCGGTGACGATGTCAGCGAACGCCGCCTCGAGGATGTTCTCCGGGCGTTCCAGTCGGAACCCGAGCACGACGTTCCCGCCGTTGAGGCGGTAGCGGAACGACGCCCAGATGGAGTACATCGGACCGCCAACGTACGGGCGCAGCGCGAGCTGGATGCGCGCGGGGATCTCGATGTCGCCCTTCTGACCCGCCTTCGCCTTGGTGTCCTCGACGTACTGGAGGGTGACGTCGCCGCTGCCCTCCCGGAAGCCGGACTCGAAGTTCACGCTCGTCTTGGCCTGGAAGGTCCGGGCGATGTCGATGAGCACGGCGGGCGCCGGGTCGATCACGTCGAGGTAGCGGTCGTCGAGGAAGTCCGCGAACGTCTGCTGGTCGAACAGCTTCCCGTCGGCGGCTTCCCACGCGAGCCACGCCTTCGACTTCTCGAGGCCGAGCGTGAGGCGGTGCTTCTGCCAGCCCGGATCGCGGAGGCCGCCCTCGTGGGAGTCGATCACGGCCACCACGGACGAACTGTTCGTGTGCGCGTAGATCTCCGTCCCGGCGATCTTGTGGCGGTTCACGTAGGCGACGAACGACGCGGCATCCGTGACGACGCGGGCCGCCGACACGTGCCGAGGAGTCTCCCCGTACTGGTCGGTGTCGACGATCCGAAGGCCGCCGGTGCCGTCCGGTACGAGGTAGACCTCGCCGAGGTCGATCGACTGGTGTGCCTCGCTGTCCGCCTGCTGCTGGATCGATGCGACGACAGCCGCCTCGGTCTTCGTGTCCTCGATGACGGTCATGCGCCCGGAGCCTCCTTGATCTCGCCCGTCTTGAGGTCGATGTGGCCGCCGGCGTCGCGGATGTCCTCATCGGTGAACAGCGGTGCGGTCGTCGGGTCCGTGCGCGACAGGTCGCCCTCGGCAGTGACGAACGCGAGCGCGCCGATCCTGGTCTTCTCGGGGATCTTCTGCGAGATCTTGTCGGTCACGATCACCGCGTCGAGGCCGCCGTCGGCGGGCTTCACGTCCAGCCGGATGACGAGCGATCCGACCTTCCCGGTGTCCTTGACCGCGGCGACGACCTTCCGCAGCGTCTCCGCCGCCTCGATGTCGGTGCCGGGTCGCACCGCCGCGAGCATCGCGGCGAAGCTCGGCGGCTTCTCCTTCTCCTTGTCAGCCACTGGGGCTCCTTTCTGGTGGTGGTGGGTGGGGGCCGGCTAGACGTTGAGGTTTGCCCTACTCGACGTCCTTCCACCGGCCCCGGTCTATGTGGCCGCGCGGATCAGCCGGCGTACGAAGTCGAGAGCCTCGGCGCCGGTCGGGAATGCGGCGACGCCGCCGCCGAACGACACGAGCCACGGCCGGAAGGTCGCGCCCTTCGTCTTTCGGACCCGGATCGGGGCGCTCATCGGGGCTCCGTCATTCCGAACGCGGTTGCGATGCGCTTGCCGATGTTCATGAGCGCGAAGCTGCGGTTCTGCACGCCCTTCGCCTTTTCCTCGGCGTAGCGCAGCTTCTCCTTCGCGAGGTTCAGCTCGTGCAACTCCTCGCGAGTCTTGGAGTGCGCGTACTGGCGGGCCATCTGCGTGCCGGACTTCTCGTGCATGATCATCCACTCGGCGAACTTCGCGAGATAGGTCTCCTCCGCCCGGTTCCGGTCCTCGAGAAGCACGACGATGACCTTCGCGATGTGCTCGATCGTGTCGGCTGTGGCAGCGATCATCTGGTTCGCCTCGGCTGGTCCGAGCGGGAGACCGTAGATGCCAGAGGGGATCGCGAGCATCTCCGCGACTGCCTGCTCCGCCGGGGAGAGGCGGATCTCGCCAGTGCGCCCATCGACAATGTCAGTCACCGGACACCTCCCCGGCTGCTACCGCGGCGTCGAACTCTGCGGCGGCGGACGCCTCGTACTCCTCCTGGGTGATGGGGCCCGCCGAGGGCGTGACGTGGGGAGCGTCAGCGGGGGCGCTGCCCTCGGCGGGAGTCTCGGTGTCGGCGACGATCTCGGCGTCGACGGTGTTCGCTTCGGTGGCGAGGACAGCGGCGCGCGCACGGTAGGCAGCGCGGATCTTGTCGGTGCCCTGCCCGGACTCGGCAATCCGTTCGCCGACGAGAGCGAGTGCCTCTTCGGAGTCGGCGGCGGCGATGAGCGCTTCCCAGTCCTCGGAGGGTTCCGCGGCTTCCGTAGCGTTCGGGCGCAGCTCGTCGTCGGTGTAGACGCCCGAGAGGTCCTGGGGGAACGCCTTGCGCATCGCGAGTGCCTCCGCGCACTTCGCGAGCTGTCCGGGGCCGCGCTGCGCCCACATGGAGGTGAGGTCGCCGTTGCGCTTCGTCTGCGCGTACTCGTCCCAGGTGGCGATGCCGACGGCGGGCTTGTCCTTGTCCCAGTCGTGCCGGTAGACCTTCACCCGGGCCGCGAGTGGGTGGTGGCCGTGGAGCTGCTTGACGAACACCTCGACCCACTCGCCAGACTCGGTGAGCCACTCAGCGGGGGCTTGCCCCGCGTACTGCTTTGAGCGCTCCGCGACGACCCGGAAGCCGTCGATGCCGGTCTGGATCGACCACTCAATGCCGTCGGAGCCGGCTCTGCCGATGCAGTAGATCTGACGAGCGAGGGGGTCGAGGCCGGTGCGCGCGCTGGTGTGCTGGAAGCGGGCGATGACGGCGCGGGGGGCGAGTTCCTTCTCGCCGCGACGGTCACCGTACGTGTGGGTGAACACGAGGCCAGCGGCTTCGATGACGGCGCGTTCCTCGTCTGTCCAGTCGGCGGCCGAGCTGGAGGCGGGGAGGGCGGCTACTGCTGTGGACATCAGAAGGGGACTCTCTGGGTCTGGGCCGCGGTGAGCGCGACGAGGACGGCGTGCGCGATCGGCACGATGAGGTTGGTCGCGGCGACGATGCGAGGGTCGTCGCGGCGGAGGATGATCGACTGGATCGGGCGGCGGAGTCGCCAGCCGACGGGCGACGACGGGTCGGTGACGACCTCACCCCACGCCCATTCGAGCTGCGCCGCCTCGGGAATGCAGAACAGGTGCCAGGCGGCCTGCCGGATCTCGTACGGCGTCGGATCGGTGACGACCTTGTTGTGCTTCGTCTTGACCTCGGTGATGAAGAGGACGTCGTCCCGCTGCCCTGCTCTGATCTCGGAAGGCAGCGGCGGGTGCCAACGGGCGCCGTCGACGGTCGTCGCGAAACGCTCGTTGTCGGGGTGATGGACGAACAGCGTGTTCGGCTCCGCGCCGACAGCCGTCAGCAGCGCGGGCTCCCAGTCGTTCCCCGAGCGGGTGGACTCGTTGCCGGAGAAGGTGCGCGGTTCGAGGATCTGGCGGACGTACGTCTCCACCGATCCCGGCTTCGCGAACTTCCCGGCCGTCGACGAGCCGATGACCTTGTCGTGTACCGCCAGCCAGGACTCACGGTCTGCGGAGTCCGCCAACGTACGGCCGAGTACTGCGAGAGCGCTCATGATGCGCTCACGAATCGTTCGCTGTGGAATCGCTCGCTCACGGTCGTCTCCTCGATCGTGAGGTTGGTGCGCCGCTCTTCGGTGATCACGATGCGTTCGGTCTGAACGCCGAGTCGGTCTCTGGCGTCCCGTGCTTCGGACTCGGCGCGGGCGGCGACGGAGGATCGCGCCATCGCGTGCTCGTCCCAGTGCGACTGCTTCCACTCCGAGTGGAGCGTGAGCACCTCCCCGGTCGACAGATGGACGTCCGCGCGCCACCGGGCGGTGTGGTTGGACCGCGTCACCTCCCGCTGGACGCTCATGCTCGCCTCTGATCTTCGACGCGAGCCTGTAGGCGGGCGGCCGGGGCCTCGATGTGACGGTGGCGCCAGTCGGCGTCGTTCATCAGGCGGGCAGGGATAACCCGGCCGACCTGATCGCGCGCGCCAGCCGCCATGAGGGTGTGGATGAAGCAGTGGTCACGCTCAGCGTGGATCGACATCGCCTCGGCGACCTGGAGCGTCGCGACGGCTTCCGCGATCATGCGGAGGCTCGGACGGCGGCGGCGCTGCGGGATCTGGACTCGAATGATCAGGATGCCCATCACACACCCGCCTCGGTGAGCGCGCCGCCCTCGATGGTGAAGCCGATCTGCCGCGACTCGTCACGGTCACGCTCCACGAGGACCGTGTACCCGCGCTCGTCGGCGAGCTCACGGATCGCGGCGAGAGAGTCGGCATCCAGGAGGTCGCCGTCCTTCACGATGACCAGGCGCAGCTTCGGGTCGCCGGCGGTGGCGATCGCGAACGCGACGCGGCGACGCATGGCCGAGTTGACCTGCGTGAACGGGACGCCGTCGAACGTGACGCCGTTCTCATCCACAGACAGGCCGTCGACGGGGAACGTCGCCGCAGCGAGGCCTTCCCGCTTGCGCTTCTCGATCGCTTCGAGTTCGCGGTTCGCGGCGGCCTGCGCGGTCTCCGCGGCGGCGCACTCGGCGGCGACCTTCGAGTACTCGCGTCTCGCGCGCACGGCGGCGTTCGTCTCGTCCACGGCCGCGAGCTTCGCGCGGAGCGCATCGAGGTTCGGCCGCTCAGGCGTCGCGTTCCAGTGGTTCAGCTCGTGGGCGATCGCGGCGCGATCGTCATCGGCCTGCGTGAGGGCGTACCGCGCGTCGGCGAGCATCCGCTCCAACTCGTCGACGCGCGCCTCGGCCCGCTCGACAGAGGCGTCAGCTTCGGCGAGGGAGTGTCGGAGGGTCTCCCCATCGCGCTCGAACGCCTGCGCGGCCTCGATCTCGGCGAGCACCGCGGCTCCCGAAACCTCCTCGGCGGGCGCGTCGAGCGGGTTCGGCATCGACGCGAGCGCGCCCTGCAGGCGGCGCACGTCGCGGCCTGCTTCGAGGCGCCGCTCCTCCGCGCCCGCCTTCTCGCGGGCGAGCGCGTCGATGTCGAAAGGCAGGTCGACCTTCGCGAGGAGCGCGTCACGCTGCTTCCGCTCGTCGAGGTTCAGGAACGCGACCGGGTCGAAGATCAGCCCGCCCGTCAGCGACGCGACGACGTCGGCGGGCTTCGAGTACTTCGCACCGTCGAGGGCGAACACCTCGAGGCGGCCGGCGTCGTTCTTCTTCCAGGTGCGGACGATGCGGACGCCGAGGTCGGTGTCGGTGAACTCGGCGCGGGCCTCGTCCTCGCCTTCACGGATCGGCTTCGGCGTCAGGCGGGTGCCCTTCGGGTCGAAAAGCTCCACGAACGCGTCGATGAAGCTGGACTTTCCGGCACCGTTTCCGCCGGCGATGACCACGAGGGAGCCCTCGGGGGAGAGGGTGATCTCGCGGACGCCCTTGAAGTTCGCCACGGAGAATGTCTGGCTCACCGGTGCTCACCGTCCTCGATGACGTTGCGGAACGTCGGCTTACCGAAGATCGGGACGGTGGAGGTGCGGATGATGCCCCTCCAGTCCGGCATCGCGCCGGGCATCACGACCCGCTCGCCGATGATCGGTCGCGACTGGTACATCCGCTCGCGGAGGACAGTGAACAGCTCGCGGGCAGACGGCCGGTAGCGGCGGGCGATGCGGGAGTGCTCTCCCGCGTTGCGCGCCGTGGTGTGGCGCGGGTGGACGGTGGTGTTCATGGACGGCGATCCTTCTTGGAGGGAGCCCCGACGATCGTCAGGACGATGAATGCGGTGGTGGCGGCGACGCCGAGGAGGGTGGCGCCGTTGTAGGAGGTCAGGGCGAACGGGATCATCCCGACCGCGAAGATCAGCAGGAACAGCCGCGCCGGCTTCACGACGCCGCCCTCGCGCGTGCGTTGTCCTCGGCGGGGAGAGCGCGGGCCGCGGTCATGAAGTCGTACCCGCATCCCCACTGGCAGGTGCCCTCCGCGTGCACAGGCACGGGGCCACAGTTCGGGCAGTCGGCCATCACGTGCGGGTCGGCCTCGAAGTCGTTGAAGAACTCCGACAGGTCACCGAGACGGAGCTGCTCGACGGCCTCCGGGACGGTCAGGTCATCCCAGTCGGGACGCGCGACGGGCCGCGGGTCGGTGACGATCATCGGATGATCACCGCCACGACCAGCAGAATCACCGCGACGAGACCGGGGATCGCGGCCAGTACCGCCGGGTTCGCCTCGCGGCGGAACGGCATGGCGATGTCGTCGTTCGAGCGCGCAGCGCGTTCGCGGCGGTCGATGTCCTCGTCCACCGCGGAGAGGCGGGCGGAGAGCTCCGCGTCGGCGATCCAGAAGTCGCGGCGAAGGATCGGCGGGAGGCTCACGCGTCCCGCTCCATGAGTTCCTCGGTGACCGCCGGGTGCCGCACGAGTGTGCGCGCCGCGGGGTTCTCGATGAGGGTGCGCGCCTTCTCCGCGAGGATGGCGAACTGCTCAGCGGCGGCAAGACTGCCCTCGTGGAGCAGGGCGATCGCGGCATCCGCATGCGACTGCTTCTCGCGCCGCAGCGCGTCGATGTCGCCGGCGGCGTGCATCGCGTCGAGGTCAGCGGACCAGCGCTCCAAGAGCTGCGCGGCGCTGTCCGGTACGATCAGGGTCTGAGCCATGTGCTTGGCTCCTTTCTGTGATTCGCCCCCGTGCCAGCGGGGGCGTTTCCGTTTCGATATCGCTACGCCGCGGCAGCGGCGGACCTCAGTTCCTCCCGGGCATCCAGGTAGGCCTCGAACGACAGCTCGAACGCCTTCTCGCGGCGCTCCAACTGCTCAGGTGTCAGCCCCTCGGGGCCCGAGGTGGCGGACATCAGGCGGCCCCCGCGGCTGCTTCGACGCGGTTCACCGGGTTCGCGATGTACGCGCTGAGCGCCCCGATCGTGTTGGCGACGTACTTCTCCGACACGTTCTCGGCCTTGCCGTTCTCCACCTGCGAGAGGTAGCCGGCAGAGCGGCCCGTGAGCTGCGCTGCCTCCGCGAGCGTCAGGCCAGCGAGTTCGCGCACCGCACGGATGCTCTGCCCGGCGGCTCTGGCGGCTTGGTTCCTCATGGGGAAGAAATTACCAGAGTTCCCCACCCTTGTGAAGCAGTTTCACTCTGAGTTACCCATTGTTTTGACTGAAATGGGGAATAGTCGCTAGTCTGGCCCCATGAACACGCGATCCGGTGGGGAAGAACTGATCCCGGGACCGATAGATGTCGATTCGATGACGGCGGAAGAACGCACGGCCCTGGGCCCTCTCATCCGCCGAGTCCGCGAGTCGAAGGGCATGACCGCGCTCGAACTCGCGGCGGCATCCGACATCGATCGCAAGACCCTCCGCTCAATCGAGAACGGAGGACGCGCCGGCCAGCCCGCGAAACTCCACGCCATCCTCGAAGCGCTCGGCATCTCACAGGTCCGCGACTACGACCGGTTCAGCGAGCGCACCCGATCCTTCATCTACGCGACCGCACCGATCTTCGACCACCTGCCCGAAGCGCTCCAAGACGATGCGCAGCACGATGTCGTTGTGCTCCTCACCGGGAAGCTGGCGCGCTCCGCCGACATCCCCACGATCGGTGTCGGCACCGCCCAGCAGGATCGGATGGTCGCTTTCGAGCGCTCCGAGGATCGCGGTGAGGATGGGGAATGAACGAACTGCACGACATGCTCGAAGCCCTCGGCATCCGCATCGAGTACACCAAGCACCTCCCGCGTGACCGCGACGGCGAGTACATCCACGACCGGGGCCTCATCCGCCTCCGCGCAGGCATGGCAGAACGCCTCCACCGCTCGGTGCTCGCCCACGAGGTCGCGCACGCCGTGTTCGCAGACGTCCCCTCGATGCTCGGCCCCGTCAACGCGAAGCAGGAACGCCGTGCCGACGAGTGGGCCGCGCTCCAACTCATCACGCCCGAGGCCTACCGCCGAGCCGAAGCGATCCACGGCTCCCACAATGGCGCTCTCGCTGTCGAACTCGGCGTCGTCACTCGGCTAGTCGCGGCCTACCAGCGGATCCTCGCCCGCATCGGCGACACCGTCTACGTCGCCCCCCGCATGGGCGGCGGCCAGTACCACCACAGCGAGCGCGTCGCATGAGTCAGTCCAAACGCTCGCGCGTGTATCTCGTGACTGACTCTAGGAACGTGAGTAGTAGTCAGGGACTGGGACTGGGGTCGTTGAACGAACACCGAACGTTCGCCAAGCGTTCAGGCGAACACACACCGAACGAGGCGCGATGATGGCAGCGAGGGAGGCACGCCGCTCCGTCCCCGCAGGGCGCCGCGCGATTGCGCTCGTGCGGGTCTCGATGGAGTCCGACAAGCTCACGTCGCCCGAGATTCAGCGTCACGCGATCCAGCAGCATAGCGACCGCCGAGGCGACGAGATCGTGGAGTGGATCGAGGGCATCGACGAGTCCGGGTCGCGGAAGAAGTCGGCCTGGTGGGCGAAGCTCGACTACGCGGTAGAGCGTGTAGAGCGCGGCGAGGTAGACGTCATCTACGTGTGGAAGTTCTCCCGCACCGCCCGCCAACGCCTGAAGTGGGCGCTCGCGCTCGACCGCGTCGACAGCGCCGGCGGCAGCATCGAGTCCGCGACCGAACAGACCGACCCCACCCCGTCCGGACGCTTCACCCGCGGCATGATCGGCGAGATGAACGCCTACCAAGCAGAACTCATCGGCGAGGTCTGGCGCGAGACACACGAGCGCCGCCGTCGCAACGGCGTGCCCCCCACTGGCGGCCCGCGGTTCGGCTACCAACGTGTCGACGGACGCTACGAGCCCGACCCCGTCACCGGCCCCATACTCGCCGACCTCTACCGCTGGTATCTCTCGGGCATGGGCTCCGCGCAGCTGACGCGCAAGCTGAACGAGCTCGGTGTCGAGGATCGCAGGTGGACCTACCAAGGCGTCATGGGCCTTCTGGACAGCGGATTCGCCGCCGGCCTCCTCGGCCGCACGCGACCGAAATTGCTCCCCGCCTGGGAGCGGGAGTACACCGAGGGCATCCACCCGCCGCTGATCGACATGGAGACCTGGCACGCGTATGTCGCCCGTCGGCAGCAGCGTTACCGGAAGCAGACGCGCACGCCGCGGCGATACCTCCTCACCGGCCTCGTGCGATGCGGCGACTGTGGAAGCCCGATGTCGGGGAAGGTCTTCGACGGCCGCCCGACGTACGTCTGCTCGCGCTCCACCACCACGGATCTCGTCAAGCGGGTCACGATGGTCGCATGGCGCGTCGAGAAGCTCGTGGATGAGTGGCTCGCCGTCTCCGCAGACAAGTACGCGCGCGCCCAGGCCGTCGAGGCCACTCGTCGAAAGTCGACCCGCACCCAGACCGTCGCGAACAGCATCCGCCGCGACATCGAGAAGCAGAACGATCGCCTCGTGCGCCTCAGCGACCTGCTCATCGACAAGATCATGACCGCGGAGGAGTACCGCATCAAGGCCGACGAGATCCAGGCCCGGAAAGACGCGCTCGAGCGCCGGCTGTCCCTCGCCGTCGTGAACCCCGTGCAGGCGGCCGCACCCGCTGACCTCCCCGACGAAATCATGCAACTCTGGCCGACGATGACTGTCGAGCAGAAAGCCGGCACACTCCGACCGCTCATCGACCGGATCGTGATCTACCCAGCAGCGCGCCGCGGCGCCGTCGACCGGCACGTCAAGATCATCGGCACCTGGGAGTAGGACTGCTATTTCGACAGGTCGTTGTCGAAAGAGCTGTCAGCCATGCGTGGCAGTCTAGCCGCGCCCGCGCGAGCAGACCCCGGATGCCCGCCCCCGCGGGCGCGGACGCGTTCGTAGACTGGACGGATGCAGCCGCTCACGGAGGATCAGGTGCGCGCCGCGCTCGTCAACGCGACACCCGACGAGGTCGATCGGATGGGCGTGCCGCTCTCGCTCGTGCTCGCCGACTGGGACCACCTGGACTTCCTCGCCTGGTCCGACCCCGACTTCCGCGGCCGCGGGTACCTGGTCGTGGAGCGCGACGGCGTACCGACCGGGATCGTGCTGCGCGCGGCATCCGGAGCGCGGCCGCGCGCCGCGATGTGCAACCTCTGCCACACGATGCAGCCCGGCAACCAGGTCGCCCTGTTCACGGCGCGACGGGCGGGGGATGCCGGGGCCCGCGGCGACAGCGTCGGCACCTATATCTGCGCCGATCTCGGCTGCCACGAGAACGTCCGGCTGGCCGCGCCGCTCGCGCCGAGCGAGGTGCGCGCGAGCGTGGACAGGCGGATCGACGGCACGCGTCACCGCGTGGAGGCCTTCGTCGATCGTGTCGTCGCCCCCGTCTGA